AGCATACACCATGCCATCAAGCCCTTGGCAGCAAAATATCCTGACATTGAATCTGTATTTGCGGCACAGACCTTGCCCATCAACTTTGTGAATGAAACCGACCATCCCATGCATAGCTGTTGGCTCAGCTTGTTTGATGAGGCAGCCGAAAGCCTACTATATCTTGTGACTGAAACTGTGGCTACAGGACGTAGACATCATTTGACTGAAAAGACATTCAAGCCCATTGCTCTAGGTATGCCATTTGTTGTTGTGGGCACACGTGGTAGTCTCGAATACCTGCGCAGTTACGGTTTCCGAACCTTTGGCAACATCTGGGACGAGAGTTATGATTTGGCCGAGGACGATTTGCGTATTACTCGCATTGCTGAACTGCTAAAGAGTCTAGACGTGCTGTCTACCAAAGCCAAGCAACAGTTGTTTGATGCAGCTCAAGAAGTAATAGAACACAACTGGAATCATTTCTACAAGGGTGGTTTTGAAGCAGTATTGTGGACTGAACTAAACAACATGCTGGCACAGATAGATACATGATAAATTTTTGCTACGACACCATGAGTGATCCTGAATTAGGATATCCTAATCTTGCTGATCTAGGTCTAGGGCCAGACGACTTTGACAACACCTGGCCCAGAACAATTGCATTCAGACTGCTAGTATATCTCAAACATGCAGGGGCCGTTTGGACCAGCAGCACAGTGGATCAAGCACCCGCAGGTAGTTGGTATCCGGTTGCGCTGGGCTGGCACGATTTTGATTGTGATTATTTTGGACTAATGAAACTCAACACTATTGCTAAATTGCAGCTGAAAGAAATAAAAGTATTGTTCTACTATCACGAAGGGGACAATCCTGATCGCATACGAGAACGTCTGGATAGTTTGTGTGTGCAACATCAGCTGCCTGTGGATTGTTATTTGTTTGTGAGTGCCAATACTGTGGCCAATTCTGTGGCTAGATGCCATTACTTTCCAGATCACGAATACTTTTTGAGTTATGTTAATCGTCGTCAAGGTTACACTCCTGTAACTGATCTTCCTAGACAGTATGACTTTACTGCACTGAATCGCATACACAAATGGTGGCGCGGCAGCATCATGAGTGATCTGCATGCCGATGGTATTCTAAACAACAGCCTGTGGAGTTACAATACTGATTGCACTATAGATGATCTGGAGGACAACAACCCTATTAGCATAAAGTCTGACTCGGACTGGGTCAAAAAACTACAGTTGTTCCTGGCAAATGGTCCATACTACTGTGACGGTCCTGATTCAGATGCACACAACGATCACAGAATGATCAATACTGATCTTTATCTTAACAGCTATTGCCACATCTCAATCGAAACCTTGTTTGATGTGGATCAAAGCGGTGGTGCTTTTATCACTGAAAAAACCTACAAGTGCATGAAGTTTGGACAACCATTTGTGATAGCAGGACCCGTGGGCAGTTTGGCGGCCTTGCGTTCTGCAGGATATCGTACATTTGATTCAGTGATTGACAACAGTTACGATAGCATAGTAGATAATACTCAACGTTGGTTTGCTGTAAAACAAACTTTGCAGCAGATCAAACAGCAGGACCTGCATCAATGGTATTTGAAATGCATGCCCGATTTGATACACAACCAACAATTGTTTATACAGCGTTCCAGGCCCAGTCTAGCTCGCTTGATTGACCGTCTTAGCTACACACAGTAACACCGTACAAGGCTTCGAATCGATCTGCGTCCGCGCGATCGTTGACCATGGGTTCACCGCGTATGTTCAGGCTGGTGTTCAGCAGCATGGGACAGCCGGTCATGACATACCATTTTTCCAAGAGTTCTCTAATGCCCGATGGCGAATCTTTTGATACAGTTTGTACTCTGCTGGTGCCATCATGATGCACAATAGCAGGATACAGTTCAGGACTGCGACAATGACTCACTGACTGCATGTAAGGACTGTGTTCCCAACCACGAGGCATGATAAAGTACTGATCAGCCAGTTCTTCCAGTATCACAGGAGCAAATGGTCGGAACTGTTGACGTCGTTTGATTTCATTCACACGATCTTTTATGTCTGGTCCTCTGGGGTCTGCAAGCAGGCTTCTATGTCCAAGGGCTCTAGGTCCAAACTCTGCACGACCTGAGGCCACGCCAACAATGCCAGTGGTAACAAGATTATCAAGTAGAAGATTAACAGGATAAGCACCGGGGATATCATGGCCAAGAAAAGCACTAGTCCAATTAACCCGCTGACCATAAGCCAACGCAGCGGCTCCCAGGCTAGAGCCAGCATCACCAGGGCAAGGCATAATCCAAATGTTTTCAAAATAATTTCCTATTCGTCTGTTGGCACTGCAATTGAGTGCAACCCCGCCTTGATAAACTAGATTGCTGCTGAACTTGAAGTTTCGAGCTCGCATCATGACGTTTAGAATCAAGTCTTCCGCTAGATCCTGTGCCCCTGCTGCCAGATCTGCGTCACTAAAATGTTCCAGATACTTGGGATCTAGTCCTGTGTGTAGATTTTCTTTGAATCTAATTTCCCATTCATCCTGCACCAGATTCATTCTCATGAGTTCGCTGATGCCCGGATTGCCATAAGCAGCCATGCCCATTAGTATGTATTCTTCGTCTAGTGGGTGTAGGCCAACGCGGCCAGTGACTGCACTATAAAAGAGTCCGATGGAATGTGGGTAATTTTGTTGCCACAGTTTTTTATAAATTGCACGACCCGTTGAATCATATTCTGCGCCCCATATAGTAACTGTTTCCCATTCGCCCACTGCATCTATTACCACGACTGTGGCACGATCAAACGGGCTGGTTTGAAATCCTGAAGCCGCATGGCTCAGGTGATGACTGTGACTAGATACTCGCTCTGGTTCAATACTGTCGCCCAGCTGAGACTTGAGTATTTGCCCTACTGTGAGTTTGTTCCAGTCAATGCCTTGTCCAGCATAAAGTTGACGCAGTTGCTTGGCCCAGGGACGTTCATAATAGGCCACATGCGCAGGTGCATACGGCAAGATATCATCCAAGAGCCCTGGACAGAAGTCGGCATCATTCTTGCGTTTGCTGTAGCGTTCGCTGTGTCCAGCAAACAACACGTCACCTTGTGAACTCAGCACTGTGGCAGCAGCGTCATGAAACCCTGCCGAGACTCCTAGTATATTCATTTATAGATAAAAGGATCACGCTTTCTCAATTCTTTTAATTTCTTTCGGTAACGATATTCCAGGGTAATTCTTGCCCATAAGTTCTTTAGCCAGGTCATTTCAATTTCCTTATTTGTTGTAGATCATAGTCTGGATCATTCCAGTGATATTCGTATGTTGCAGTAGCGGTGCTAGTACTTATTCTATGCACATCCTGGTGCTTGTATAACTGCGACCATATTTTTTCATAATCTGTTGTGCCAAAGCTGCGCACAAGATCCACTTGTGCTACCTTAGGATGGCCAATTGTCAAACTTTTATCTTCAGGATCAAAGCCGTTGGCCACTAACCATTCGCGAAATTCTTTGAGTGCCAAAATCTGCCACGGAAATGCACCCGGATCATTGGCCCATTCTATATCAAAATCGCCGGCTGCTTGAGTTTGTGATCTAAGTGTACTGGTTACCAGTTCATTCACACGACTGTCTCGGCCTTCGTCTGTGAACACTTCCCAATGATGTTTACCCACAGCTTTGTTTACTCCCGCATACACACCGCCCAAAGATCGATTTATTGTTTCTATTCCGAACAATTCATAATCTTCAGCATCTAATTCAAAACGTGGTGCTTGCAGCCAACACATCAGTTGCGATGGTCGCTGCCATACAGGAGCAGTTTTTAACTTGCGAATGCTTAATACCAGACTTTCTAGTTCATGACACAGCAAATTCAACTGACGTATGTGCCAACGAGTTGTATCATCTGCGGCTGTGTAATACGGACTCATTGCGCCCGATACCCCTTGAAGGTCTTCAAAATATCTGTGTAATTGATTCATGTGGGCATGATTAATACCAAGATTGATATCAATTGTGTTGGCAGGAGTGAAAAAGTCTTTTATAACATATCCTAGACCTGCTGAATTAACAGCATGTATGCTGCGATTAATTTGTGTACAGATGTATTCTGGATCACGTTTGCTGTTTGCCCATCCTATCCAACAGTAATTCTTTTCTAGATGATTCTGATTCTGAATCAACTGATTCAATGCTGCCAACCATTTGCGTGAGAGACTGTTATCCTCTACATCAATGTACACTGACATCACTTGATCGTCAGTGCTTCTCAGGTCCATCCGTATAGTATCAAGCATGTTGGTTCCACCATTCTAGCACCGCAGGTCTTGCTGACAGGATATCAGCCATCGAAGTTGATGATTTGCGTATGCTTTCTAATTGTAACATATATGCCCGGCCTTTTGCAAGACCCGAAGCATAGGTGTCTGGCCATTGTTCGTCAAATGTGGGACGTGATTTCAACTGCACCAGCACGTCACGCATGGCACCTGAAGTAACATCAATCAGCTCGTCCAGCCAAGGATGCAGTATTTCTCTTGGTAATGCCAGTGGGCTCATTATGATATCTGGACTGAAACTAAACACCACTTTGGCCAGCAGTTGCACACCCAATTCTTGGGCTAGTTGCTGTACCGCTAGGACCTGTGTCATACCCGGTAGAGTTAGTGTAAAGTCTATGCGCATTTGTCTTGGATGCGAACTGTACTCTAATCCTTGACGGAAGTTCGCAAGCCAGTGATCGTAGTCAAGTCCTGTTCTAATGTATTCTCCTGTGGCTTCAACTCCGTCCAGACTTGCGCATATTTGCCAATCGCGCATGTGAGCCAGTATATCACGAAATAAATTACGCCCACCGTAGTCAACTCTGCTGAGATTGGTATTGTACCTGGCATATACTCTGTGGCCATCATCGAGTTCCACAATACGAGCCATGTAGCGCCAGTGCTGTTCATACATCAAGGGCTCGCCGCCTACCCAGTACACTTCTTCCACACGATGTTGCTCTACAGCATCTGAAAATTCTTTTTCAATCTGAGTATCCTGAAACACAGCAATCTCTTGGCGAATCTCAGGCTGCATCCAGGCGTTCTTGGGATTGGTCCAGTCAATCATTTTATGCTGACGCTGTTCGCTTTCCCAGGCGCTGCTCAACATATCACCGCACATTCTACACTTGAAGTTGCACAGATTGCTAAAACGATAATCCCAGCTCACGGGCTGCATAGTGGTGCTGCCGTCTGGGGCAGTACTGCTGATTACTTCGGGCAGTTTGTGGCGGAACAGGTGTTCAAAATAGGTGCGGTACACATCAGTGTTCAGCAGTTGGTCATTGCACACTTCGCACTCGGGCAAGGTTTCTCCAGCTAGCATGCGTCTGCGCACACTTCGCATGTGTTCACCATTCCAGTGTTGCTCTAGTGTGATGGGAATATACCGTCCTGTGCCTGCGGCTGTGTCTATGTACTGCGCAAAATTCTGTGCAGGCTCTCGCGAAGCACAGCACATTCTGCGTTCGGTCTGCGGCGAAAGATAGGTGTGGACCCAGGGGGCCAAGCATAGTGAATCAGGTTTGGTCATGTATTTTGGCTAGTATTTTTTTTGCTAATGCTTCATGGGCGGCATCTCGAGGATGCCCACTAAATTGAAGATTTAATATATTTTTTGACCATTCGACAAACCCAAGGCCGTTGTCAAGAAATATCCATTTGTCAAGATCAAGTTTTGTTGACAGTAAATTTTCTTGATTTTGTATTCCTTGAGACAAATCGGTCATTGAACTCATAAAGATATGTGGTATATCTGCTGAGGTTAAAAGTTGTTGAGAAATGTATATTTCTTTTAAAGTCTTGTCAATATGATACTGTGGGGTTGTATCAATGTGTTTAAAATATTCTATTGACATTGGCATGGTGCTAGTTGGCAAAAGACTTATCCACCCTTCATCCTGTAAAAGTAACTCGTGTCTCACAGTGGCAGTCCACATAACTAATACCATGTCATGCTGTGTTAATATTGGAAGTGCTTGTATTATTCTTCTAGAAATTGCGTTGTTGGCATAGCTTCCTATGGCATGGCAATGATATTCTGCAGATAACTTATTAGCTACTAATCCCCCGTATGAAAGATTGCTCGGAGTCGGCCAGTTATTAGTAGGACAATCACTTAATTCATGCCCATAGGTAAAACTGTCTCCAAACGCAAAAACTCGATTGTATTTCATTTAAATTAGTTTCCTTGATTCAAGATTCTGCATATTCTATTAGAGGTTCAATGATTTGTGTTATTATACCTTGTTTACATAATTGTTCATTGAAAAAATGATTGTGATTGTGCTGTAGTTTTTGCCAGGTAATTGGAGAATATGGCTCCTGTGTGACTAGACTTAGATTTTCTATCACTAGTTTTAATCTTTTTTCAAAATTAGATTCCTGATCATAGCTTTCGTCAAATATATTATCAAATGTTTCAAACCCTTGGTCTCTTAGAAATGTCAACGAATCTGATTGCCCTATTATCAACATGGGCTGATAAAAAGCACATGACTTGTAGGTTTTATCTGTCAGACGAAAAAGTTGACCATGCTGGGCAGTTTCCACTACTAAATTTATACAGGTATCATTATACCATTGCGGATTCATAAAACGTTGATTAACGTCTAAATTGTCAATGGTATATTCATCATTGGGCAGTCTGTTATTTTTGTAACTCCACAACATGTGTTCTAGCCAGGGATGTAATTCTTCAACAATTCGGTCACGACGTGGACTAACTCTGTGTATGGGCATCAATGCAATTTTTTTATAGGTTTTTTCTGCGCTGTATTGATGATATCCTAGAGCTTGCCACCATAATGCTTCGTTCCATCTGAACCAGTTTGCGTTTGACAGTTGATAAAACCGGGCAAATGAAGTATTAGGCTCTTCCCATAAATTATCAACAATAACTTTATAACCTCGATTCAACAGTTGATTTGCCAATGGGTCTCGAGCATTCATCCACCAGAACACAAACAATGAATTTTTACTGTAGGTCTTAGATTCATCGTAAGTCTCAATATTGAAATATTCTTGCCACAACGGTTCCAGATACCAGCTTGTAAAACTGGTAAATTGTTCCGGTTGCAATACCAGTTTAGCCATTGAACTTGTACTCAATCAACTGAGCCATTTCGGGACAGATCACAGCAAAGTCTTGATTTCTTTTGCGGTCCAGATCTGCTATATTTGATCTCAGCATAACCCCATCTGTGCTGGCTCCATGATTCATGAAATCAATCACACCATTGATATCTTGTTGGTAGCGGGCCGGTCCAGCATTAAATTTCAAATAGTGTGTGATAGCAGTTTTAGCTGAATCTGGCAGAGTAGAGATACTAAAGTACCAGGCATCGTGCATGATATTCCAGTACACATAATTAAATTTCTGATCCTGGATCCACCAGGCCAGCTGATCTATGTAACGCACATTGAACACATTCACAGTTGAGCAACACTGTAGTTGAATGTTGGGATATTGTGTGCGCAGTTGTCTAAAGCGTTGTAGATTGTCACACACTTCAGTCCACACAGCATTGGTGCGCTGATATTCAAAGCGTTGATTCAGGTCATCAATTGAGAATGCAATTTCTACTGTTTTGAAATGACGCCATATTTCATGCGCCTTTTCTGGATATTGAGTACCATTTGTGTTGTAATGAATTTCAACTTGATGTGCAATTCCGCGATCCACAATACCTTGCAGCATTGCAAAGTGTTCAGCGATCATAAAGGGCTCGCCACCGGTGAATTCTATATAGCGTATGTCTGTTAGCACACTGTCAATCTGGCTCCAGAATTGTTCATTTTCTCGGGGCCAGGCACCGGCTCGCAGCATTTGATATGCATGAGAACTTTTTTGTTCTGCCCGCGGCATGAAGTTCAATTCTTCTGTGGCAAACTGACTTGAACTCCAGGGACCGCATATGCGACATTTTAAATTGCAGATGTTGCCCAGTTTGAGATCCAGGAACATCAATGGCCTGGCATCTGTAGTCCAGGGCTCATCTCTTAAAGAGTGTTTAAGGCGATCTAGGGTATGCATTCGTTTTGATTTGCGTCCTGCATCTTCTTCATTCCAACATTTTCTACATGTTTCGGGCCGGCTCCCTGCTAAGAATTTAATGCGTAAATCACGCATGTGATCACTGGTTTGTATGTCAACAAAATTGGCAGTAGATAATTCAAACTTGTTTCCGTTGTTGTCCAAAATTTCGTCATCGGCTAGGCAGCAAGGTCGCACAGTGCCAATTGGACTAGCTTCTAAGCTGATCCAAGGTAATATACAAAATTTATTGTGTGGTAAGTTCATATAACGCTTTTTTTTCTATCAGCAACGGTATCAACACTTCTTGACACCATAGTTCGTGTCCTATATGTGAAGGATGTAGATTATCTTCCCACAGATGATTATGTGTTTTTACCCATGTTCCTAGAAAATGCTTGTGATCAAAAAACAACCAAGGAGCATTATCTAATATCAGATTAAGTTTTTCAAGTTCTATGCCATAGTTGATCCATTGATTGGTTTTATCACCCTCACACCATAAATTCTGGTAGGCAGTGTAGTAAAACGTATAATCTCTTTGTCTGAGATAATCAGTTAACTGTGTCATGGCTAGCCAGGAAGTCAATGCCAAACTTTGATTGTTTTGAAATTTTGTATATTCTTTAAGAGCTTGTTCTACCAGTGATACTTGACGATTTGCCCACCAATTGCCACCTACTACTAATTCAGTGCAGTCTGAATAATCATAGGTAAATTGGTATGCCTTTTTAAAGTTGCTAAGTGTTGGATCAGTTATCCAATCCACACGCTCGATTCCGCTCCACATGACCATAATCAATAGGTCCTTGGGATTGGGTTTGTGTTGTTCAAGCCATAATATAATGCTGTTTTTGATATGTGTGTTGCCAGCCCCTGGTATTGCCAAATTGTGAATGTTTAATCCGGCCCAGTGTGCTAGATTGTTTGCCCATGAAACCGGAGTATGATAATTGTTATGCGTAAAACTACACCCTGACACCAGCAAGTTTTTATAAGATGACCCAAACATATTCATCTGAGTGCCGACAATTCAGGAATAATGTCCAGCATACGTTCGTTACGAATACCATCCAGTTCATGTGTTTTGCGCCAGAATGTATCCAGTAGGTGTGTGTTGTCTGTGGCTGTCATGTAGGTGATAGCCGATTCGAATCCCACTGTGGCTCGCTGTAATGGATCTTGCCCGCGAAGCCATTCAATGTGTTCGCGATATCGGGCTAGCAATATACCTTTGTATTCAGCAGGTGCTATGTCTATTCTGTAATGTGCAGGATCTTGCAGAATGTTTACATTGAGATCCTGTGCTCGAATCAGGCCTTTTGCAACCCAATCTTTGTGAAAGTCTGGCAAGTGTAGAGCATTCATTATGCTGAGTGTGGGACTGATATAAAAGTCTACAGCAGGGCAGATTTCAATCATTTTTCGACGGTTTTGTTCTACCACTGTCCAGCTGGTACCCTTGCGTATGTATTCACCGCGAGCACCGCTAGCGTCTAGACTGGCACCTACACTAACTGAATCAAACAATTTCCAATATTCAAATACACTCTTATCTTTGAGATTGGTATGCGTGAAATTAGTGTTGTATATTAATCGTACATTGAACTTTTTTTGTCGCACCAGTTCGTCTAGAATCTTATAGTGTTCTTCCATGAGCAATGGTTCGCCGCCGGCAAAGTAGATCTGTTCAACATGCTCAATATGATCCACTAATTGATCCCATGCATCAGTTTCAAATCTACCAGCATAGTTCAACACCTTGTGTGTTTTTTTCCAGTCAGGGCCGGCTAGTTTGGCTTGATCCTTGTACCAAGAACTTGAAAAAATATGGCCACAACTGCGGCAACTTAGATTACAGAGATTTGAAAATCTTATGTCCCAGTAGGTCAACTCAAATCTGTCTAGAGTTCCATCAGGTTCAGTTTCATGTACTCGATTGATAAGATGTCCGTGATGTTTGTTGGCACTCATTCTTCCACTGACAAATCCCGCCGACTCTTGCTCGTAGCACCTGTTACACGCCGAAACAGATTGTTCATTCAGCATCTGATTACGTATTTTTTTTATCGGTTCTTGGTTCCATATTTCCTTGATAGTATTCTTTCTCATGTCTCCAATAGAAAATTCCATATCTGCCTGGCAACATGGATATGCTGCTCCAGTGGGATAGGCATGAAAATGCATCCAGGGATACATGCAAAACGTAGAACTTTTGGTCAGTAAGAATTGTTCTTGTTCGGTGAGATCTTCTATATCAACTCTCATTGGACCTAGATAATTGTATTGATAACTGCCTGGTTTTATATTTTTGGTCATTTTATCTTGTGGCCGACGATCCGTGTGTTCAACCGTATAAACTTCAATTGTAAAAGGGACTGAATCTTTAGAAAGAGACTGGTAGTTAGCCGTATAAGCATTGCGCACAGTAACATCATTGGTCAGCAAGATGACAAAAAAATTAGATATGTCAATGTCATTGAGTCTGTGCTGTAGTTGTGTTAGCAATTGCCCTGCCGATTGTTCAACATCTTCATATATGTCACCACGCGACATTGTAAATAATATTCGTTGAGTGGTATCATAATAATCTCTATGTACCGATTGAACTGTTTTTATCATCCAGGGCTTTTTATTATAGATATTTAAATCATGCCAAGGGTCAAGATCAATCACGGCCAATACATCGTACTGAGATTGTAATTCTGTTATTTTTTCATTCAAGGTCATAATGTGTCATACCATGCGGCTAATTTAGGAAATGCGGCGCCAAAGTTCTTGTCTCTGCGGCCGTTGTATTGAGAATAGAATTCACGGAAGTCATTCAGCAGTTTGGGCTGTTCAAAAGCGTCCGAGTGCGGTGTCTTGACCACATCTAGGTAATCAATCAGACGCTGTGTGTGATTTACTTCATGCTCATGCAGCCACGGGTTGGCACGATTCTTGTACAGCCATTCTTCCAGCACAACTCTATAGCCGGTGCGAATATCTTCGGGCAACACCAGGGCTGACTGAAAGCTGGGAAAGCGTAGAATATTCAAGGTAAAGCTCACTTGATCGCGACCATACAATCGTTTTAGATCCATGAGTTGATTCAGCAACTCGGGCAAGCTGTTCAGGCACAAGGCATTTATAGTACACATCACATGCAGAGTTTTTACTGCACGACTCTGTAACAGAGTGTGTACATTGGCCAACCACTGAGCATAGTCCAGACCGTCACGAATGTATTCAGCTTGAGTACCCACCGCTTCCATGGATGTGTAAAGTTCCACATGCGGCAATGATTCAATTGCTGTGACAAACTCCTGTAGTTTGTGTGAATCAAAGCCTAGGTTTGAATTGATAGCCAACCGGGTTGTGCTGCGACCTTGGTTCTGTTTGAACCAGTCAATCAGCTTCCAGGTATAACCCGACATTAGCGGTTCACCACCTGTTATTCTCAGCTCCTGGAGTGTTTTATGTAGATCCGTTTCCCACCACTTAAAGAACGCTTCGACATAGGGATTAGTTTCATTAAAGCTATACAGTTGTGAGCTATCATGCCCATGCGTAAAGTGATTACGACCATCACTAACCAATCCTATGTACGGGCCATTATTTTTAATATCTCGTACCCAGGTGCTACTGAAAGCAGGGTTACAATAACTACAAGCAAACTGACAAGTGCGGTCAAAGGCGATTTCAAGAGTGCGTAAATTAACGTCTTGATCTGGTGGAGTTTCATATGCTTCTTTCAGTGTGGTAATGGGATAAATCTTGCTCTTGTACACACGGTCGCTCACAGCGTCTCGACCCATGTCTTCAATCTTCCAGCAGTATTCGCAACCTGCAGGACGCTCGCCTGCCTGCATTTTTGCGCGATCTGCTTTCTTCTGATCAGTATTGTGCAGCAGCCTAGGGTTGATACTGACTTTATCTTTGTCGACCAAATGGGCTGGCGGGTGATGACAACTTGTGGTCTGTCCACTTCCTAACCAAATGGTAGCATTGTACCATTTCGCTGCACAAAAACTCTCACTCAGTGGGTCTAGCACTGTGCGTTTAAATTCTAAATCATTCACTGAAGGGTATGCTCTTGTAAAAAATCAAACAACCGCTGGGGAAAGTCGCGGCGTAGTTGCTCTCGATACTCACCGAGATGTTGTTGATTGTATTTACATACAGTGTAACACTCATTGAGAAATTTTGCAAGGTCTTGACTGCAAAGATCCTGTACAATTTCGACAATTCGATTGAGTCTATCTTGGGTGTTGTCAATCAAATCAAACGACTCGTCTATCACATGCCCGAATGTTTGAAATCCCAAGTTGCGAAGATCACGATAAAATCCAGCATTGCTTGCCACGATCCACGGATGTCCTTGTGCCAGCGGTTTGGCAATCTTTTCAGTTCGAAAACTGTTGCCGTGTTCGCATATGGTTTCTGTGACCAGACTAAAGTAGGTATCAGCATAGGGTTCGGTTTGTAGATAAATTTCACCCCAGGTGTTGTGAAACATGTCTTGCTTGATAAATTGCCGTTTGGGTTCGGTTATCTCCACTGAATTGTTTTGGTATCGTGCAACTTCGTATTGGGAATCCAGTTGACGTATAGGTGTCACTGTGGTCATTAAATCGACACTGCCGGACATGAGCGTTAGCTCTGTGCCTTTGAGCGTGGGCCTTCCATCGAGCATGGACCATATTGCCCGATCCAGCAGGCCCAGTTGATTCAATCGTTCCCACAGGTATTTTCTGTGTGGCCTTGCTCGCCCATTTAGGAATAAAAAATCATAAGGCTTGGATGTGGTATTGTAAATTTCGGGCATGCGTTCCATCTGCTGTAGATTTTCGTCATAGCCCAGTATCACATTAAAGAAATGATCATGTGTTAGTGCAGGATACTTAGCGGGCATGACACCGCCACTGAGTATCAGCAGTTGCTTGCTCAACACAAGATCTTCTATGCCCAACATGCGTATTTGTTCTATCAGTGTCCAGGATCCTTCAGCAGCACCGTCAAACACCATGCAGTATTGGTTAGACTCGCACATGGCTCTGATTCTGGGTCTATTTTCTACCAGTTGTTTGCGTCCTATAACATAGGTTGCACCCGTGACTGGCACATGATCAGCAAACTCCCAGAACTCCTGACTAGCAAAGGGTTTTAGTAAATCGTATACAACACTGAATGTATCTACTACTAGATTAGTTTTGTCTAGCATGGTACTCACATTCGGCCCACCAGGCTCGCATTTCAGGAAACACTTGTAAAAAATTTGTTCCGTGACGGCGATCTGCTTCGCTGAAAAAACGATAAAAGTCTGCTTGACTACAACTTTGATCCGCAGCTTGCCCTGATCGCATCCAGGCAATGTCTCTGTCTAGCCTGGCCACTTCGTAGTCTTTGAAACCTTTGAATGGATTTGCAGATGTTTCCAAGTGTGCAGCCATGTAGTCTTTGACTGTGTCAAGCCGTGCAGCATAAGATTCTCCCAGTGTTTGCAGGCTCTGCCATGCAGGTTCACGCAGCACAGGAGTATCAAACCACACACGCTGATATGTTGTACTGTGTTTTTTACGTAGTTCCAGTATGCCTGCCAACAATCGGTCCAGGCTTGACACACTGAGATTGTTCATTGTGACAATAAATGTCAGGCTGTTGTAGCTAGGCACTTGAGTAAGAAACTGGTCAACTCGATCCCACAACAGATCAAAGTCCAGACCGTGACGTATGTACTCTGCTTGAGCTCCCCAGGCATCTAGACTCACATACTGCATGAAGTGTTCTATGCGCCCATCACATAGTTGTTTCACATAGGCTAGATATTTTTGCCATGACTTTTCATCTACACTAAAGTTTGACGTAACATTCAGGTGTAATTTGGGACTAGGGTTCTCCAGCACATAGTCGAATACTCTATAGGTATTGCGATCCAACAAGGGCTCGCCGCCGGTCATTCTAAAGTGTTCCAGCTCAGGATACAAGGTGGGCCACCACTCCCAAAATGCTTCTACATAAGGATTGTGATCACGGGCTGGAATGGGCTTACGGTCACCAGAAAAATGCTCAGGAGCGTTATGAGGCACCAGAGTAGGATATGCACCGTGCCGATCAGTTTCTTGCTGCCAAGTGCTTGAGAACTGCGGGCTGCAATAGCTGCATGCAAGGTTGCAAACATTGTTAAAATTAACTTCCACATAACTGGGAATAACATCTTCATCTCCTGTTGAGCTTTTTATTTTGTCAAAATCTACTGCGGCCCAGGGCTCGCCTGATCTGTAGTGTCTATCACTCAGCTTGTTTTGTGCTTCCATGTTCCAGCAATAGCTACACTCCGCAGGTTTGACACCTGCCAGCATGAGTTTGCGCTGTTCTTTCTTGTGCGGAGTGTTATGCAATGCGGAAGGATTACGTCCAATGTCTTCGATGGGTATTCGGTGCAAGGGCGGATGATAGCATGAGTTATTGAGCCCTGTGGGTAGATGAAAACTGACCTGTTTCCATTTGGCCAAGCACAAGGCAGGACCAAGCTCGGCATGCATTTTTTCGGCTGAAGATAAAAAATCGCTTTTGCTCATATTATTTTTGTTATAGTTTTGTTGTAACTTTGAGACATTAGTAAATTGTAATTATGGTCCAGGATTGGTTGCATTTCTTTATACATGTCAACTAATTCATTCATTGGCCGGTTTGCTACATCACCAATAACTTGATATAGCCGAATCAACCGGTCTCTCCCTTCAAATCCATCATAATCTTCGTCCCAAAATCCGTGGAATGTTTGGAATCCCATCTGCCGAAGATACGCCATATGATCTTGTGATGCAAATGTTACAAAAGGTTTTTTCAGTAGCATGGGCCGGGTAGTTTTTTCTGAAGGAAAAAATGTTGTTCCTTGAACAAAAGTTTCTCCTACTACATCTATTAAAATACTTTGATAAAGCTCTGTAAGTTTGTCACGGAAATCATATTCAAGCGGTGAATATTGATTGTTGCTTGATTGTAGAATTGGAAGATGTTGTAGCAGAGCACTGGCGTCGGGTACACTAGCTGTATCATACGACAATAGCTTATCAAATTCAAATTTATAATAGTCGTCGGTGTCTGTTGAAAAATGAATTAAACTTTGTTGGTTGTACTTCTTGAACAAATGTCCTGCTAACCCCAATCTACCAGCAGTAGGGCGACCATAAAAACAAAAGAAAATTTTTGTTTGATCCCATGTTTGCAGTTGAGTGGGTATTTGTATTGTTTTTTTTAATACATAATTTGTATCTACCAATTTGATTTGATATTTAGGGTGGTATTCTAAAGGATTCCAAGTGTAAATGTTCACCTGTTTAAAACTAAAAAGATCTAATAATTGATATACACCAAGATTTGTCAGGCATGTTGCTTCAGGATTTATATCTAACTCAACTGTTTTGTCTTGGTTCTTGACAAGATAGTCGATCAACTCGAGTTGATTCCAAATTTTGTCATTGTTGCAAATTATAGTGAACATCTTATTGTTTTAAAAATCCTGATACTTGTAAGGTATATTTGTTTTGCATGCCTGCATTGGCTGAAAGATGTAAATGAGTAGAATCCCACATAAATCCTTCACCTACTTTCCATTTAGCACTGATGTCATTGTCATATTGTATAAACTGCCCTAGTTTCCAATCTTCAAGATAGATGTTGGCTCGGACTTTGAGTTCTGTTCGTTCTGGACAACGTTGATTGATTTGATAAAAAGTGTCTCGATGCAAAGGAACTATACATCCCGGAGGCTGGCATATACTACTAACAGTAATCACTTGCATGTTTAATTTATGCCCAATCTCATCAAAGTCAATGTCATCATTGGTCCACCATAACTGATGTATCTTTGTGTTTTCATAACAGTATGATCCTGGAAGACCGCCGTATGGCGCATAATCATCTGCTAACTCTGTGGCCAAATGACTGATGCAACTACCCTCATGTTGCGAATAGTCAGCAGATAAAATCTTTGAAAAATCATAATTTAAATAAATTGGTTTGAGCATATTACCATCCTTCTTGTTGTCGTATTACATCAATCTCACGAACCATTACGCCTTGATTGTGCCAGTTTGATCTATAGTGTCGTTTAAAGAATTCACTGGCTTCTACAGTGAGCATGTGCATGGGCAGATCCAACTGTGTGTGCAATTCGTCAGCAATTCTATTGGCCAGAATCTCAGGCTGTTCTGATTCCACAGTGTTCCATAGTTCGGCTAGTGCATCAAAGTTCTGCACCTGCAGGTAATCCCAGTTTGTGAGCATGGTCATGTAGGTGCCTTGTCTAGCGCCGGCCATGGCCCAGTAACCGTATTCTACATCTGCACCTATGTTGTGCCATATTGTGAGATGATCTAGATTTCGTTGATGCACTTGATCCTTGAACTCTGCTAGTGTGGGTCTTGCTCCACGATTCAGGCACATCTTTACACCTTCACGGAATCCTGCACGCCAGGCATGAAATGCTGATCCATTGGGATAGGTGGTTGAGTAACAGTCGTGCATGGGCCAGTATAACGGATCAAAACAAAACTCTACTTGTGTTTCTGTACGACCGTCTGTGTTTTCATGTGTGTTCATGTTTTGCACATATTGCCGCGTCCATGAGCTCAGTCCACCATTGCCGTACATGAGTCCATTGATGGCGTTTCTTGCTTTCCAACGAAACACAGCAGATTCATAATCAGCAGTGGGAAATATCAATGTTTGATTGAAAAATTTAGCATCAGGAATGTTATCTCCGTCAATCAGAACAAAACGCTCAGTAGTACTGGCGTCTGCTGCGGCCTTGTGTGCTGCGTCAGACCCTCGAACTCCGTCTACACGACGAGCCCATGGTATCATGTTTCTGATCTTGACCCAGTTTTCTTCTTTCTTGGGTTCATCATAGGTCAAGTATACACAATCAAGATCTGCAATGTCAATTTGGTTCATAAGTTTTCTTGGTCCATTTTTGGTGGGGCTTGTGCTCACTGACGATTACAGCGACATTGTCAGGATGACAAGGGGATCCAGAGTCAGCAGGCACAAGTTTAGTTATTCTATTAAACCGTTGGGTCACAATCTTTCCGTCAACAACTCTAATGTGCTTGTTGTTTGCATTATAGGTAGTCTGATCTATTTCAACATACAGTCCCGGAATATCCTCCATTGAATACGCCACAGGATAACCATCGCTGTTGTAGTATAGTCTGTAGAACACCGGCTCAGGTGCAGGCATGGCACTGAGTGCTGCCCAGAAATCATCTACACTGAGTGGCTGCTTGTTTGACATGATAATGAAAAGCTCCCCATTGTGCGTGTGTTTGTATCCGCAGTTGCTTGTTGCGGTATTCCCATACCAACTCCTGTGTCCAGTCTTCGGTTCGTGTTCCTGCATGATGCTGTTTCATATGCACCATTTTGGGATATGTTGCAAATGGCAAAGTGACTGATTCAGCACCTATAATTTGTGCTGCCATAGCATACACCACATCAGTGGATGGAACATCTTCAGGAAACTTCAACAGTTTACGATACTCTGCCCAATGAGCAAATATGTTGCGTACCAGTACAAAAAACTCCTGTGCTGTTTGACTAAGACGCCAGTAGGTGATAGCGTTGTATACATCGGGCAAGTTGTTGTCATCAAATATTTTTCGATAATGTCTATTGTGGCTGACTTGATCTCTCCAGGTTCTGCAGCCAGTTGATATCACAAGATCTCTGTGTCTAAACATATCCCACCAGTGGTCAATGTTGCTCACAATCCACATGTCTGCTTCCAGCTTGATGGTTTCACGAAACGGAGTTTGATAAAACGCCTGCCAGTCATTCTCGTATGGATTAGCAGGATTCGCATTGGTAATATAGCGCACATAATCAAACACAGGATCGGTGCATTCCGAATCTGTGACCAGGCAAACTTCAGCAGCAGGATTGTGCATTTTTAATGTTCGGACCAGAGATCTGGCACAGTCAACATAGTCAACTGTGGTGGAATTACAGGCCACAATCAAGTAGCCTTGTTCAGCTATGGGCTTCAATGATGTCTCCTAGATGTTTTTTGCCCATGGCATGAAAGTCCACGCCATTTAGGGCACAGTACAAATTTCCTCCATCAGACGCACGATGCGTAATTTTGAATGTTTCGTCAGTAGTGGCAATTTGTTCCAGGTCATACTCGGGCAGGATACTGGCCAAACTCCAGGGAATACTGTCGACTCTCCAGGTGCCGCCGCTGATGATTCCTAGAGCAATGCTCAGTGCAAAGTCATTGCGATAGGTACTTTTCTGAATCTTGTACAAGGCTCTGTAATGGTCCCAGTTGTGTCGCACCATGTGCATACAGTCAAATATGTAGGCAGCAGTGTTGCTCTTGCGAAACATCATCACAGTGGCCCAGCTCATGGGCAGGCGATGTTCGCCAAATGTGTTTAGTTCATCCAGCAATCGAGATTTTGCAATATCGTAAGCACGATCGTGACACATGAAATCACGATTACTGTCCAGCACCAGACTCAACTGCGAACTGGCCACCACATAGTCTGCATCCAGTACTAGCGTCTGTTCCCAAGGAGTGAGAGAGTATGCATCTGCTCTACCGGCATTGTGCCAGGTCACGGTTGAGTTGTAGTCTTCAAAAAATCTTGTGCCACCTGATTCAGGCTCTGCGTAGATAACTTGATCAAACATTTTGTTTAGTGCAGGATCTTGGCTGTTGGTCACAACAGCAACTGGTATGCCCAGATGGTGGCGAATACGACCTGCACTCCAGGCAGCCATGCTCACATAGTCGGTGGCTTCGTTGTTGAAGGCAAATATTAACGCACCGCAGGTCATCGTAGTTGACGTTGTTGATCAAGTTCCACTAGCCATGCATTCATTTGCTCTTGCCATAACTGCATGGCCAGGCCTCGTAGTTGTTCAGGATTGACCTGTACCGGAGTTTCATACAGGTCCAACACCACTGCATCGCCTGGAGGCACAGTGGCCAACAGTACCAGCAGTTCAGGATCAGCACGCCACATTCCGCCGCGGTAGGCAAACAACATACGGGCTTGGTATTTTTCTTTTAGTACGCGGCGAGCAGCCACATGATCAAAACGTACTCGTGCGTGGGCAATTAAAGCATCAGTATCCATGCTGTATTATACAACAAATCTAGATAAAAGTAAAGGGCCTAAGGCCCTTTACCGCTGGAATATTACCAATTAGGCAACAGTAGCAGCAACAGTAGGTGTTCCCCATGCAGCACTCAAATAGGTTGAGCTTGGTGGGAAATATGTTACCACTGTGGCAGGTGCTGTACCAAAAGTGATACCAGTGGTTGCTGTACCACCCGAAATGTTATCACTTGATCCTGTTACTGAACCTCCGGGATCTACCCAGGTTGTGGTCAATACCAATTGTGTTCCGGCGCCTGCTGTTTTGGCATTGATCTGTATGTACTGCCCGGTGTATGGACTGGTGTCTGCAAATTGTTTGTAGATAGTGGTATCTGTTGTGGTCAGGTCATACCAGCCAATTGTGGTCAACAGCGTGGTGGGAGTTCCTGTTCCGCCAACTTTAGTTGTTCCTGTGTAGGGTACTGCTGCAATTGTTTGTGTGCCTGCTCCGTTGCTGATATAGATGTCACCGACCAGTGTGTTGGCCAAGTCATTCCACTCTGTGTCGGCTGCGGTTGTGTCTGCGGTTTTGGATGTTTCCCATTTGACAAGCCCGCCTGCGTTCCAGAAGTAACGAGCAGCGTCGGCACTGGCCCAGGTAACTGTATTTGTAAATGTGATGGTCCAAGGAGTAGAGCCAGATCCAGTTGCAGTGGTTTTGCTTGCAGTACCTGTCCAAGCAGTGTATTGTGTACCTGATGCAACAGCATTGGCACTGCTGGTTGTCAAGTTTGTGATATCAGTGGCCACATTGGCCAAAATAGAAACAATATTTCCTGTCACAGGAGCTGTTCTAGTTGTGATGGCTTGGCCGGTTTGATTGCTGGCGGCGGCCAGGTTGTTGACCAGAGTTGCCCAATTGGTGGCTGTTACTACGCCGTCACCGGCACCACTCACAAAGGCAACGTTTGCCTGGCCCCATCCTTGAGATCCACTGACAGTGGTTCCCCAGAATGCATTGATATTGCCCGCAAAACCGTTGTAGTCTGCTGCTTGTATAAGGCTGCCAGATGTGTATGTCATTTTTTTTCCTGTTAATTTATTGTAACAATGGCTTCAACTGTGCCCAGTTCAGCAGTTGTTTTTCCAACTAGAGCACGGCCAATAACATTGAATGCTGTGGCTTCGCCTGGTGCAGCAGCACGAGCAATGCCGTCTCCTGCAGAAATTAATCTGTCGCCTTTGGCCACAACGCCCAATACCAACACAGGCACACGTCCTGTCATGGCAACTGGAGGATGAGTTTCATTGTCGCCAGCACCACCATTCATTGTGAATGCTGGTCTAGTAGAAATCACACCAAACACTCGATCACTAGCATCATCTTTGACACGAGTAATTTCATTTGTGCCGCCAAGTTCGACCACTGTGCCTGGCAGGTATATTTCGTCAGCAGCAAAACGTTCTGCAACGTCAGCATACAGTGCTGTGGTTGCTTGAGCAAATATAGTATTGAAATAGCTTGAGCTTGACCCAATGTTGCCTATTGCATTGCCTGCGCCATTCACAATGGCAGTGGCCACACCAGCAGTGTTTACTGTAGTTGATCCGCGAATAGCTGTCATGTTGTTTGCACCAAACAAGGTGACCATGGTGGTTGTTACGCCGCCATCGTTGATTTGCAAGTACACATTACCGTCGCTGGTTTGGTTACGCAGATACACATCAGAGCCTGTAACTGTTGCACGGAAGTCAGAGTTAGTTCCCACTGACAGTCCGGAATTATTAACAATGCCCAGGGTACCCGTTGTAGAGTCATTGCTGGTAGAACTCAAAAAGTCTGTTGAATCCAGTCCATCCAGCAACTGTGCATTGGTTGCTGTGCCCTGGAACAATTGTGGCACACCCGAAATTGAACTGGCCATTGTGACCCCAGGGTTGACTGTGGTAAATCCCGGGATAGCAACTTGAGGAGTAAATGCCAGGTCCTTGCTAAAGATACTCACAACACTGTCTTCCACATACATTTCAACCACAACGTGACTCACAGCATTGCTGTCTGTGATTGTGTTTACAATTGCGCCTGTGGTTCCTGTACCTGCTGTAAATGCAGGACCTACCAGCAAAAAGGCAGTACCGGTATAAACTTTAAGTTGGGCATTGACTGAATCGTACCATAAATCACCAGCCACATTTGATGTAGGCGCTGACGCACTTGCAGTGGCACCAGAAATTACTTTGAATGTAGTTCCATTGTAGACTTTCATGGTATCTGTGGTCTGATCCCACCACAATTGCCCTGTCAAGGGTGCGCCGGGCGCAGTGGTGTTTGAACCATTTTCCAACAAGTGGATATAATTCTCGTCCAGAAATTCGCCGTAACCGGCGTAATTTTTACCCACCAGGATCATGCTTGAACTGGTATTGATGGTACCATCTGCTATTACTGCAAAAATTGTACCGTCGGTAAGATTGATTGTGTATGACATATTGCTTGCTCCGAATCTTATAGGTATTTATTACCTGTTAATCTACTAATATTTATGCTGCGCTCAGGTTAGTTAAGGTCTGTATACGCACAGTATAATCAATTTGAATTTGACGATTCAAACTCTTCTGAACTGGATGGAAAATCACATGCGTTAACAAACGCAATGCGTTACCTTCTCCGGTCCAGGCCTTGAGTCCTAGTTCGTCAAACACATATTCCCCGTTGTAATTGGTTGAATTATCAAACGCTTGCTGCCCCGGTGGCTCGCCGTAGTCCAACAAACAGCTGACCAGGATATCTGTATACACTTGGCCCGAGGTGTGTAACACCGTCATGTTGTTGTTGATTGGATCAGTATCGGCTGCTGATTCATCATCAACAACTTTAGCATAGGTTTCATTGTAAAGATCAGCGTTTTGACCAGTGGTATTAGGAGGCAAGTAGGTGATAACACCAGTGGGGTCCACTGAGCTTCCTCCGTTGCCAAATGCCATTTCATAAATCCAGCCCTGATTTCTATGAGCCAAAGTTTCAGCCAGGCTAATACTCATGTTTTCATAATGAATAGCATTGTCTTTATCAACTAGTACTTCTCCAGTGACTGGATCAGTAATTTTAATGTGTCCTTTAATAATAGGACCGTAGGTGTTAATAAGCATGGTGTTGTTCGCTTTTTCTTTGCTCATATTTAATCACGCTCGCGTCTCCACAAATACTTGTTTGGTGTTGGGATCTGAAATCTTTACAAACCCCGAAACTGCAATTGACCCTTTTTCGTTTGGACGAGCAACAGGCTGCGGTTTGGGCGGCTGTGAGGGAGTTTGTTGATTTTGCTGCATGATTTATTTACCTTAGATTTGTCCTCGGAAAAACCTTGCTGCATCGGTATTGGTCACTTGCAGTGCTTGTCCGTCTGATGGATTGCCGTTGGCTGGTTGATACCAGCCAAATCCTTGGCGTACCAGTATAGAAACCTCGTATCCGTCGTTGGGTGCTGTGTCGAAGGTTACTGTGGCAGGCGCCACAGAATCCACAGTATATCCGACAGTGACACGGATGCCACCCACAAACACCAGAATTGCTTGTTCGGCAAACGACAGGGTCAACTGACTCAAATCAATGTTTGGCGCACTGAATGTAACTGCTGTTCCGTTGCCCAGAGTGTTGGTATACACCACATGATCCTGGTACTCTTCAGGAGCCAAATTACCACGACCCAGATTATATACTATTGCGCCTGCTGTATGCACATCTGGTGCTGTTCCTGCTGTTCCTCTGCGTAGTCCACTTACTAGGTTGTTCACAATGTCAAGGTAACGATACATAATTCGTTCACCGTTGATTGTTAGCACTCCCCAGACATTGATTGCCAAGTTTGGCTGTGTCAACGCTGCTGCATTGTCAACATAAATTATGTCCTGATCCAGGTACAAGTCCTGTGCCAGGGCAGTTGTGGTTGACGGTGTCATTCTGTAGGTGGCTTGTACTCCACGCATGTCTTGGAAAATACGGAATTCCATTTGTTCAGGAACAACACTGTCTGTAAACAACTGGGCAACAACAACATCTATAACGCTGATCACAGGGCCGTGTATGACCAACTGCTCACCAACTATCAAGTAATCATCACCGTAGAATATACGATTGCCATTTTTGGTCACTACCATTCTGGTTGGATCAGGCACAATTCTGCCCAACTGAAAATCATTTGTGGTCACCAGTTGTCCTGCTGAGTAGTCATAGCTGCCTGGTGATCCAGTTACTAGGCCCACGTCAAAGTCAGTTGAATCATATGGCTCAGGAACCACTACACCTGTTGTCACAGGTCCTTGATATACCAAAGTTACTATTTCTTGTTGGCTTGTGTCATTCCATGATGTCACAGAAATTATGTCTCCTGCAATAGGATAAAAGCCATTGGTAGTGCGCCACGCCAACACATTACTATACAAGCTGCTGCCATCACTTTGTAACACATAGTCTGCTTTGGTGCTTACACTGATCAGGACTTCTGATCCTGACGATGGTGGTGTTGCAAATTCCACGTCTCTGGTGTCGTCGTCGAGCACATAAGGTTCTACAGTAAATTCGCTGTACAAGGTAAGTTCTTGATTGTTGACCCACACACGAACATCGTTGTCTGCCACAAGAGCCAGGCTGTATCCACCACGAGTGGGTAGTGGATAAGCTGAGCTGCCGTCAGCAATGTAGTATGCACCCTCGGGTGGTCTTGCTCGGATACCATTTCGTTCAACAATTAGGTTGGCAGGATTGGTTCCTTGCAAGGAGTTGTCAAGATTGTAATCCAGTTGTCCAACGCTCACAAAGTATTGCGTTTGTGGAGTTGACCAACTGTTGGGCAAGGATCCATCTGTGGATCCTATGGCAGTGATGTTAAGTTCGTCGGCCACGCTATAGGAATTTGCAAACAAGATGTTTGTGGTATTGTTTGTTCCAGCAACAAATGTGTAATTGATTATCAATACGCCGTTGACAAAAATTACCATGTCTTCAATTTCGTTAACAGCCACAGGAATATTAAAGGTATTCCCCACAGTGGCGCCATCGACACTGGTTTTGTACAGTTGATTACCACCACCCATGCCGTATATGCTGACAACTAATACATCACCGTTGGCTGCTGGAGGAGCACTGACACTGGTCAAAATAGTCACAGTGTTGGAGACCCAATTTACAATGTAATCTGTTCCAAGATTTAGTTCACGGCCTTGTGTTTGATTGGTTACTCGCACCTGCACCGGATTTGGTATAATACCGTCAAAACTTTGACTGGCTGCGCTGACAGAATTATAGTACCACTTGACAATTTCCCAGGCAAATCCGTGTCCATTTAATTCCCAATCTGAGCCGGGGCGAGTGTACACACGGAAATCTAGTGTGTCGTATTCTGAGCCAGGTATCAGTTCTTCCGGAGCATGGCTTTCATAAGGACCAACAAATTCGCCGCCAACCACATTTACATCATAGGGTCTTGTGCCAAGATAGATATCAACAAAACGACTTTCGTAGATGGCATCTAGAATTGCAGGATCATATGTAGGAAGACCCTCGGGGCCATATGCAATATTATCAAACGGATTGATGTCAAAATTTCCAACATCAAATCCTGAGTTCTGATCAAATGTGGGTGCTGTAACTTGCACACCTGGATAATCAATACCATCAATCAACAAGGGTAAATCTAGCCCAGGTTCATTGGCAGTAGGCACATACAGACCCATGGTTCTATCCACGCCGGACAGGGTAGATGCACTGACCAGGGTCCATTGTTCAGGATCAAACGTTACAGATTGCACTGCACTTGAGTCGGCATTGCTGGCTTCCCATACTCTGTTGTCATATCGAACCAAAGTTCCGTTGTCGTACTGAACTGTTGGTTCCCAATCTAGGATGGTACTCACATATTGATATCTGTCAAACTTGATTGTGGTGTTGATGCTGCGTACCAGTCCATTGCCCATTACTGCAACAATTCTGCCACCCACACCATTGCCGCCTGACAATTCTATCAGTGCTGTGGTCAGGTAACCGGCTCCGGGCTCAGTTATAATTACTCCAGTAATTTTTCCTGCGCTGTTAACGTCCACAGTCATGGTAGCCTGTATCAAACAATCTCCAGTAACTGTGGCAATAGGAGGATCGGTATATCCAACGCCGCCGTCTACAACCACAATGTCTTGAATGCTTAGAGTATAGTTGTTATACCAGAATTTCCAAGGCTCTGTTTGCCATACCAGACTGTTGGGTGCTGTATCACTGTAGGTGTTTGATGTGCCGGTGCCCACCGCAGTGCTTTGAGTGTATGGTGTTAACACTGGACTCATGAACTGATTTGGAATTTGTATAGTGTTGTAAAAACTCGGAACGTCAAAGTCAGTCATAGTGCCTTGATAAACGTCAGAACCATCGTATATTAGATTGGTCTCGCGGATATGCACATGATATGGTTTGACTTCTTTGATATAGTCCACCACAAAGTCTTGATTGTCACGTTGATAAGTCTGGAATGGCAACAGTTGACGGATCTTGTGATCAACATCAACCAAGCTGGTTTTGCTCAACCAGTCAGGGGCTTCAAATTCACTGAGCACAAAGTTAAACATCAGTATTAGAGCTTTGTTTCGTTCAATCAACAATTCGCCGATCAGCAATTCTTGATTGATGGCTTGAATAATTTTGCGAGTTTCTATCACTGGTTCTTGATCAAAATATTGCGCATCAAACACTTCAGAGTCAAACCCAAAGCGTCCCAGTTGATAATCCCACAGTTCGGCAGCAATAGCAATGGTGCCATCCTGCAGGCCTACTCGATCCCAACCAGTGTCAGTTCGTAGATAAATTTCCCATTTACCTTGGGCATTGGCCGTGACTCTTACACTGGCACCAACAGGAACGGTGTATATACTAAGTGTGTCAAGACTACTATAGACCAGTACTTCGGCTACTATCTGACTGCTCTGATTGTAACCAATCAGATACCAGTCAATGTAACTCCAGTATTTGCGGGTGTCGTAATTTTGTACTCGCACCAGCATCAACGATGCAAACGTTTTTGTTGTGGTAACGCTGTATATGGTCCATAAACCATTTTGCGCAGAATCAGCTGCAACCAGATACTTGTAACCCACAGGTACTATGGCAAAATCTTGATAGCTGAGTTCTTCAAGATTGGCCACACGTTTGTCCCAGGCTCCTGTGCCCGCAGTTGGCTCTGGTTCGCTGGAATTCAACAAGGTAAAACTGCGAGTTTCTGAGATAGGAAATTGTACAAGCACACTGTTGACTCTTACAAAATAATTTTCTAGTGCCAGGAATCTGTTAGCAAACATTGACTGACGTGGTCTGAACTGAACACCGTAGCTGTTGGCCGGACTTAGATTTGGGTCCGGTACCTTGGCACCAACAGTATTAACACCGCACAAAGAATCCTGGAATTTGAGATACAAATTATCTGGCAAGAATCCATCGGCACGATTTTCTGGAATCAGGCTGTATTCCACGTGAACGTTGTCGTCGGTGTATTCTCTATCAAACTCAATGCTCAAAATAGTATCTTGTGCAGAAATATCATTGACTGCATTATAGATAGCAGTGGCACTGGGACTAACAAACGCCACATACGGAATACCCGAACTACGAGGTTCTTCAATGTATCTGGCAACGCCAGTGGTGCTGAGCGTTTTTCCTGCATTAGTGTCAATTGATGTAATGCCGCGGACCCAGAAATAATATGTTGTGGTGAAAAGCCCATCAAGATTTAGTCCAGTTGACAAATCGTAACTGACCAGACTTCTAGGAGTACCTTCGCCGGCGTAAGTTGCAGGCGGTTGGCTGCTGGCCACCCATTGATATACATCTACTGTGGATCCTGGAAACACTTGGCCCCAGCGGCGTGCCGCATACACAATGCTGTCTTGATTTGGATCAATAAAACGAACATTGTTGGTGTCCCACCAAATTTCTCCCACATGTACTTGTCCCCAGATTCTGCCATAGTTGTTGACTGGTCCCACATTGTAGGCCGCAGGATCTACTGCACCAATATAGTTGATATTTTCTCGTGCAGCACCGAGGATTTTGCCCTGCAAAGGATCAAAGAAATCAAAGAAATTGGTTTTTGCACCAGTGACACGATCATATGTGAATACTGAATTGACCAACTTGACATCCACCACAGGCAACTGTTGGTGTATTGTTGTCCAGGCCGGAGTCAGTGTGAGATTTCTAAACACAGCAACCCGACCATAATCCAGCTCGCTCTGAGTACTGTCGTCAATGTCACTGCCTGGACTACCAATCAACAATACGCCGTTGGTATAATCAATGGATGTTCCAAACAGATCTAGTTCTTGTACTCGTTGATCATATATTTGTTGACCAAATGCAAATTTACCCGGATTGCCGATTGAATCGCTGGCACTGGGCAAATAATCATAAGTGTATACCACGCCACTTTGTGTCAATGGACCACTTATTGTTGTGGTTCGACTATCAAAGTACGTGGTTCCAGCATCAAACGTATTTGGACGATACAGATTGCCACGAGGAGCACCCACTGTGAGAGTGGTAGCAAACGAATCAATGTTTACTGCTGATCCAAATCCGGCATATGCTGCAGGTGCTGGGCTTTCAACAGTTTGAGTGTATGCAAATGTTTCAAATACCAGGCGTTGGAATGTGGTTCCAACCAGTCCGGGCAACACTGTGAGTCGGTTGCCAGCATCAGCTGCCAAAATATTTTTAACAGCAATTGTTATCAGGCCATAGTTGGCTGTGCCTGCTACGCCAGCAGTGGCCACAACGTTGTCTATGCCTGCACTGTTGATGTCTTGTGCTAGCACTGCTGTCCAGCTGCTGGGTTGCCAGTATGTGGTGTTAGATAGTGCTGTTCCTGTTGGTACTGATCTGATTGAAATGTAGAGACTCAGTCCATAATCAACAATGGTATCCACTGTGTATGTCGATGCGCTGTTCCAGGCCACTGGCTGAGATAATGCAACCTCCTGGTCATTGATTCTAATTGTTTCACCAGGAATCAACCGAGGGCCAGGATTGGTACTGGCTGTTATACCGTACACTCGACTTTGATTTACATTGCGCTGGACCAAGCCTGCAGCAGGCAGTACTGATCCATCTTGTGGTGCACCCACGTACAAGCTGCAATTGCTTTTGCACAGGTCAATAGCAGCGCCAAAATTAGCACTCTGGAACGGAGCAATGGCGCCAACAATCTGCAGCAGATTAAATTTGTTTACTTCAATTTCAATTATGTCGCCCACTGCCAGTGGTGTATCAATTGTGACAGTATTTCTAACACCGGTGTTGATATCTCGACTCACGGTGAAAGTTCCTGTGACATTTCCTTCGGTATTGGTCAAGAATGAATTGTTTAGAATTACAGATGTTGGCTCAATTAGAGTTCCGTCGACCTTATAGATCAGCGTTGCCGCATTGGTTACAACAAAATTCTGCACCGCACGATCAAATACATATACTGCACCAGCATCAGTAGTTGCATTGTAATAGTCATTTGGTGTGCCAACCATGACCTGACGGCCATCAGTGGTACAACTCAAACTTTCGCCAAATCTGGCAGAGTCACCTAGTCTAGCAGTAATCGTAGTGGAAGCTACAGTTTGATTGACGTTTACCTGATATGTTCCTGCGGCCCCGGTGCCTGTCAACAACGCTGTGATTTTTGTTCCTTGAGCCAGGCCTGCACCGCTTAGGTTCATGCCCACAGTAAGTGCTGATGCTCCTGGTTGTACACTAGACACTGTTAGTGTGGTTCCTGATATTGATGCCGTTACTTGTTGTGTGAATTCAATAGTGTCAACAAAAACAAAATAACTCTGTGTTGCAACCGTGATTGTTGCTCCGTTGCTGGGTGCAGTAAAGAATATCAAGTCTCTGTCAACAACAGTACTATCGTCGTAATCAAAATCATAATCAATGCCTGGACGTTGCAACACACTGTTGACCGTAACTTTGAAACTGTAGATATTGGTAGCAGAATACAGGTATTCGTTTAGTGAGAACAGTGTGGTTGATCCGTTGCCGGTGTAAGAATACTGAGTTCTACGAACAATCTTCAAGACCAGATCTTTTGCAGGAGCGGCAGCAAACACAATGTTTGTTGCTGTTTGAGAATAGTCTACTCCGTATGTCAACAGTGTATTGTTCAACACCACAATAAGTTGTTGGTCATAGCCGGTATCAATTATTATATGATCGCTGAAGTTAAATGTAAATTGTTGACCATCAGCCACATACGCAACTGATTGATTTTCAACTTCAACCAACCCGTACGCAAATACTTTGTTGATACCCGGCGCACCAATATACATCCAGTGTTCGTCAGGACTGACAGCAACACTATATCCAAATTCTGCTGGCAATGCTAGATCTCTAATGTCTGGCACTGTTAGCAGATTGGCATTGATAAAACTTGCTGAATCTGGTTGGCGATATACAGCTGATGCGTATCCTCTGTTGTTGTAACTTGCTGGTGCGCCCACTGCTTGCCATGTTTGATTGCCAATGCTGACACTGGATCCAAAGCCCACAGTATCTACAGCGCCATCAAGTTCTAGTGTTGAATTTTCAGTAAACGGAGCAGATGATGTGCGAACATAGGTATATAATGCACCATCGCCGTAGCCTTGGCTATATGCAGGACTACCAACAATAGCATACAAGTTGCTCTTGGCTTGAGCTACGCTTTGCCCAAACTTGCTGTTGGTCACAGGATTCGTTGCTGTTATTTCTGTTGCAGAAGAAAATACTATTTGTTTTTCTAATACTTCCCATAGGCCGGCACCGTTGTTGTCGACCCATACCTTGTTGCCTGGCAATAAGTCATTGGCATATGGCAAGGTTATTATGTCGCTGGCTTGTGCCACACGCTGAGTTTGCAGCACAAATCCAATGCCAGTTCCTGTGGCCACAAGCTGGCCACCATTCGCAAAAGAAAAATCAACAACAATTTGAGTAATGTTGGGTACATTGATTACTCGGTACACTCCATCAACTTCTATGGAGAAAAATCTTACCACAACCTGACGGCCAACTGTGATGCCATGTGGTACAGTAAATGTCAACACCGCGGTTCCATCAAGATTGCTGCTTACTGAAGAAATATAACCAGGAACCTGGCTTGTTCGATAGATGTTCCAGTCGTAGTCGTTAATCTTGGCCACCCAGATAACTGTTCCTACACCAATTTGATCAAGATTTGCATCCAGACTTGCTGTGTTGGTGATATCAAATATAGTAATGTCAATGTCATCAAGATTAACATAGCCGGCACCTGGCAGGGCCACATCAGTTGGGTTGACTGTTGTGGTTGTAAGAATATCAGTGCTAGGTATCTTGTAGCTTTGTTTCCACAAGTTGCTCAACAATACTGTTTGATCGGCTTCGCTGGTTTCTCCTGGCTGTACCACTTGTATCAAGCTGGGGTTTGCTCCAAGCAAGGCTTCGTTCAATTGCAATTCGTAGAAACTACGATTGGCATTGGCACCATATGTGGCTCTCAGCACTGCCCAGTTTTCATAGATATCATACTGTGCAGGGCCGCGGCCCAGATCAGCAAACGAAAATAGTTCAGCTGCTCTAACAGTGCCTTTGGTGCCCAGGAACTGTTGATACAGATTGACCTGGCTAGTGCTGTCAAGATTCAAGGAAACCATGTATTGTCTAGGTTTGAATCCAATCAAGCCATATGAAAACAAGTCTTGATTCTGTTCAAGATTGGCGGTGTATGTGTTGTAGCTGTTGGCCAGTTGATTGCTCTTGTTGGCCAAATTGGGCAGTAGACCTTGTTGTATTTTGGTATAGTCCGAAATGGTCCATTCGTTGAAATCAAACTTGGAGCTGGGCTGAACAATGTCAATTGCACTGTAATAAAAGTTTTTGTACTCTACAATCTCGCCGCGAGCATACTTGACGTTCTGACTCCAGGGCTTGATGTTGTCCTGGTTGAGAACAAATCCTTGTGCATTCAGCTGGCCGTTCCACTCAGTTGTGGTTGTTCCAACCAATTTCACACGGTCTTGTCTTGCACCGGTAATTGGCTGATATATCAAGTCTGCAAAAATACTCACATTGTCCAGCACAACCATATTTTCGTAACTGGTAAACTTGATGTTCAAGAAGTTGATGGTTTCGTTGGTCACACTACGCACAGCAAAACGGTTGTCACTACGTTCAATCACAAGATCTCTAGCATTGAACGGTTTACGATCTGCATTGAGTATCATGTTTTCAGCAGTTTGAACAGCAATGCTATCAACCACTGCTCCGGCACGTTCTACTACTAGTTGGGATGCACCGGGGTTGAGATTGACGATAGCACCGTCGGTCCAGCCCTGATTGCTCCAGTACAGGAACTCGCTGACCATCTGGTTCCAGTCTAGCACGTATCCGTTTTCCAATATATTAAATGATAGGCCTTGACTCCGCAATAATGCGCCATAGCTTAGTAAAAAGTCTGCCACAAGAGTGCGATTGGTAAACACATAGCCATATGGTATTTGAACCACATTGTTGCTGTATTCCACAGGAACACGCACCGTACTACCGCCGGCTGAAATAGTTGCTAAATTGCCATTGATTAGACTTTGCAATATACTGAAGTATGGCTGAGTCATGTTGTAGCCATACACTGCCCAGCCTGTGGTTGTGCTTTGAACAATCACACTTGAGTATGTGAGTTGAGCAAATGGCACATTCTTGTAGAACAAGAGATTGTAGCTTTCGTCCGGCAGCAACAGAGTTGAGTTCAGACTGTTGGGACTGGATTTTTCAGTGTAAATTTCCAGGAGATTTTTACCAGTAAACGATGCCATTCTGTAGCACAGTCTCACGTCAAGATTTTTAAGATCAGCTGTGAGAGCAGTGGTAGAATTAATTCCGCTCACACGGTTAAAGTCCACAATCCAATCAATATAACTGGCCTTGCTGACGCCGTTGCCATACACTTCAATACCATTGGCGTCTAGTCTATAACGTCCATTGTAGAGATACTGGTTGATAGACGTGTCAAATCGATAAAGATCTCTGTCGGCAAACAATGAGAAAAATTCTGCTGGGCGAGTCAGGGCCAACAGTCGCATGGCAGCAAATGGATATGCACTGGAGGTACGCCAGGCGTTTTCTACCGGACCATCATCCCCTACCACCCAGCTCTTGCGGAAGTCATTGCTGTTGAAATTGCCTACCATCACTTGCATGGGACTCAACAAGGCACCTTCGCTGCCAGACGGAATCACATCTGTCAGCCCGGGACGAACGTATTCTGGCAGCACATACGGAGCCACAGGATCTCTAACCAGGCCTGCTGCTAGGTCTTCCCAGAGCACCAAGTTGCCCGAAGTGTAAGGGGCTGGTCCATATTCGTCTTCCCACCATACAGGTATAACACTAAAACCCAACATCTCCCAGGGTCTAGTGTTTGGATAAATTGTATCGTAGAAATAATTGTAAAGTCCGCGCCAGGCACCTACCACCAGCGGCTGGTTAACAGTCAACTTGTTTGACGCTGTGGAATAATTCCAGGTGAATTGATTGTTCTGTTGATAATCTTGTGTTTTGTAGTCTAGTTTGTTCCAGCCAACCCAGGTCAGAAAATCTTCGCTAAGAATGTCTGTTATCTCACCAAGTGTATAATCAGTAGTACGGAATTGTCCAGGCACAACTTCAGCTGTAATCAAGGGCACAGGATTACCGTCTAGTTTAAGGTTGTTATAGATTCTGGTCTCAAACTCCAGCAGCAATGCATCACGGAAATCACCAAATGCTCTGGTAATAGATCCGTCGTGTCCGCGAATAACAAAAACTGGATTTACGTAAGTTTCATCAAGAAAAATTTCTGGAATATATGCTGGATACAGGCCTAATTTGGTAGGAGTGTTTGGCACATAGCTGCCGTAGGTTGCGGAATATTCTTGTATGACAACTACATCTCCCACTGCCAGTGGCACTGTGATAGTAATTCTAGGGCCATCTGTGGCAACCACATAACCAATATCTCGAGTCAATAAAATATCATTTACATAGACCAGCAGTCCAAGATAGTTGGCTGAAGTATAATTGTACACCTGTGTGGTGTCAAATACCGCTGTAGAAATTGGCGTTACTGTGGTTTGTAGTTGTGTGTACACACTGCCGGTAGGCAACATGTCACTCCAATAAAATGGATTGCTGCTGGTACGGCCAAGTGTGATGTCAGAAATTACTGCTGTGAGTATTTCTGGCACAGTGAGATTGACATAATCATTGGTCACTGCTGTGTTCAACAATTGTGCTTTGAATTTTTCGTATTCTCTTGAGTTGTATGAAAGAGCAGCAAAAATTTCGTATTCAGGTTTACGTAAGAAATAACCGGCCAGAGTCATTGGCGAACTTTGCTGCAGAATATTCAGACCATAAGGAATAATATTACCAAGATCGCGTGTGTTGTTGGCACCGTTGACTTTGCCAGTCAATGCCACTAGATTCTGTGCAATGCTTTCGTAGTGTGTTCTTACTGTGCCCAGTGTAAAGTTTGCTGAGTTGCCGTTCAATGGGTTGTTTTCAAGATTGACAGGAACTTGATAAAAGCCCACAGAACTAATTTGATCACTTAGGGCCAGCACTTCAACAACATCGCCAGGTACTATAACAATGTTGCTGTTAAATGTAATTGTGGTAGTATTGGCAGTTGTGGTAAAGGTATACGCTGTGGGGTCCTGGAAAACACTACCTACATAAATTTTAACACTGGGCACGATTCCTGTTGGAACCACAGCCACATCAAGTACCAAGGGTGTGTCAACAACTGATGTAAAACTAAATTGTTGATAAATTAAACTTTTGGTTGCAGCACGTTGCCAACCAATTTCTTTTTCATACACTGTTCTATCAGCGTATTGACGAACAAATCCAATGCTGACGGGATTTTCAGTGCTGACATTGTTGTCTACATGAATAAATGTGTCTGTGTAAAAGTTATTGTCAAACACAATGTCACCCACATTGTTGATGCTGAGGTATCTTAGAGCAAATCCCAATACAGTATCTTCAACTCCTGATCCCACAGCATAACTGAACAATTTGCTGCCTACAAACGTCGAACTAGGATAGACTGCCCGATTACCAAGACTAAAGTCATCTTGATCATAAACATCAAATAGAGGTGCCTGGTTAACTGATGTTTTTTCTTGTGCTGTGATCCATTGAACACCATCGTAGAAAAAACTTGTTCCTTGCAAAGTGTTGCCGCTTGAGCAAACCGTGCATTGATCAATCAAGACATCTGCGTCAGATGCAGGCACTAGATTAATAACTGGTTGGAGTATCAACGTGCTGCCATCTGTGCTGGGAGTGATAAACTCCACTAGATAAATTTTGTTGCGAACCTGCGGGTCGTTGTCTGCTGCAAAGATCACTCGACTTCCAGAAATAAACGAATATCCGTCAACTGCGTATCCAATGGTGCCGTTGATAGTTGACAAAGCGTCGGTTGTTTGAAAATCTATGATGTTGACTGGTGTCTTGGCCTGAGTTCCCATGCCAAACAATCTTGTGCCACCACGGAATTCCAAGATAGGTCGCTTGGCACGAAACGCATTGTCTATTAGTGGAACTGTGTTGTTGTATTCTGCAGATGCATTGATGACGTCAATATGAAACCAACGATTAGATCTGGTCCAGGCATTACGATCAGGACTATCCAGTGCAATGGTAAGATAATCAGGCACCAGAGGTTGATTTAGGCTGGCATCAAAGTTGCCTATGTCAAACGGCAACGAATCAAACGGCACCGTGGCGCTTTTGGTGTAGGTCTCTGGAGTAACATAATCAGTGATTGGCAACAGTTGTATGGCTGTGCCTACTCCGGCCACATAATAGGTTTGATTCTGATAACCGGCAGGAACAACACTGCCTCTAAAGATAACTTTGAGATTGTTGGTAAACACCACGCCGTTGGGTGCAACATAATTTTTCTTGCCAAGGATGTCAGTTACTATGTTCAGTGTTTCGACCTGACTCTGATCAATCAGTCGAATCTGACCAAAAATTTCTGGGTTGGTTCCATCTTGATACCACAGCAGATCTTTGATTGCTGTGAGCAATGGTATTTCTTCAAAGTATCCTTCTGCATCACGATACCACTGAGTTCCTGCCCATTGGGTCCCAAACATCACGATAAATTTATTCAGCAGTGGGCACTGTGTTATTGATGACAATTGCAGGATGGCATTTCCATCATTGTCATACTGGTATTGTATTGCCCAAACACTATATCGTGTGTCAACATTAAGAATTGGCGTTGTTTGATCGTATACTTGTGTGTCAAAACTACCTAGCAATCCATTGTTGGTGGGAATCTGAGCCAATGGGTCAAATTGACTAGTGATCAACCAGCCGCCGTCGGTTGGGTCAGCAATCTGATTGGTGAACACCACTGTGCGTCCGTTGAGATTTGTGATGCCATCAATACCCGACGGATATTGTGCTAAAAATTCTGTCAGGTATATGTTGTTGATCTGATTGAATTTCAAATCAGTTATCAAGTCCACTTGTCCTGCTGTTGGGGTAGTTGGTACCAGTGTTAGATCATAATAGAATTGCTGAGCGTTTTTCAGCGGAACATTAAAAGTTACTGTGCCGGCGTCTTCGCCGTTGTTGATCACTCCAAGTACGTCTCTTGAACTGATATTAGGAGCATAAGGCAAGCGACCGTTGACACCAGGATCAGTTTGTATAAAAAATCCATTGGGAGCTTGATTCACCACAAAATCATAGTTGCCACCGCGAACCAGAGTGATGATGGGATTCTCACCGGCAACGCCTGAGAATTCATACACATCTAGACCGCGGGTAATGTTAAAACTATCTGTTAGTGGAATTACTGTGGCACCAACGTCCACTGACAACGGACCAGCCGGCAACCAGTAGTATTGACTGTAGTTTGCAAATTTGTCAAAACTAATAAACGGATCCCAGGTATAGTAATCACTGGTATACAATCTGTCTGAGTTGTTTGTCTTGGCACCTTGGCGAGCCAGTGCGTCAGTGATGCCAGGATAAGTTATTGCATCAGAAATATCTGTTGTGTCTGGAGTTAGGCTGATTACACCTGGTTCAAGTTGATAATTTGCTCGGGTGGCATTGGGCTCAATCACATAATAGTCATTGGGATTTACACCTGGGCCAACTCTGCGACCAACAAAACCTTGTGTCTTTTTAAACTGTGGCTCCTGAACCAATTGATCCAGAGTAGCTGCCAAAAACTGTTTGTTGGTAGCAGTTTGAAATATTGGTGGTAGAAAATCTACGGTTCTTGTTCTATCCATTAAATTACTCCACTGCCTGGTGCGGTTCTAAGATTGGTTGATGTCAATGCTGTGATCACTTCTACTGAACTGACGCCAGCAGCATTGACAAAAATTTCATCTGGGGCTGACCGTATTTCATACAGGTCACCAAAACTCTTTAATGGGTCCAGAGGTACTAGTACCACAGAACTCACAATGCCGCCCATATTTCTGTGGATGTAGGCTGCAAGTTCTGAGAAATAAAATGTATCTCCAAAGTCCCATATATCAATTGAAAAATAATCATTCAAGTTGGCAACTACTAGATTTTTAATTTCACTTTCGCTAGCTGTTGAATTGGCTGCACGAATAACTTTGATTGTGGCTCTGAGTTCTTGTGCTGCTTTGGCGCCAAACAGTGGCTTGAATACCACTGAATTTACAACCACATTGTCTGAAATCATCTTGTAGTTGTTGAGATTTTGATAAGCGGTTGACAACTCATTGATTGTGGGCACACTAGGTTTAGGCACCGTATCGGTGGTGTCTCTAATCCAGTTTTGATAAGCATTATAATAGCTTTGTGTGACCACATACAAGTCAATGATGTTGGTAGTCCCTGGGTCAATACGAGAAGTCAACGGAGCATTGTGTCTGTATTGAAAATACAAACTTTGACGGCCTATTCGTGCAATCCAATCTGACGATACATCTACAAGTGATCTTACAAATGTTGTACTAACCGCTAGTTCATAAAAAGCACCCACCTGGCCGGCCAGGGGTCCAACATAAATTTCTTGATTGTAGGCATAGAAAATTTGTCCTGCTACATATTCTCCCTTGACTGCTTCAATATCATTCTTGGTAGCAAATTCACTGACCACGCGGCCTGGCTCAACCAAAATATAACGTTGTAAATTGTCAAAGTCCACAGTCTTTTCAAAGAATACCAATTTTGAATTAGGAACAACCAATGGTGCTACAATTTCATCAAAGAAATCAGGATCATCTGCTACCCCATCACTATCAACATCTTGATAACTGACAATCACTTGATAGTCGTCGACATATCCGTCTGACTCAACTGGCTGACCAATGATAGAAAGACTGATGTCGCCCGGCAGGGGTTGATTGGAATCAGGCAAGCTGTTGGTTCTCAACACTTTAACAAAGTCGCTGATTGTTGTACCTGTGCGAGTGTCATAAATGCGTTGTCCCGATTCAAAGAAAAATCTTGTTTGCAGCACAGATCCAAAGTTGTATATTAGTGAACGGCTGGTCACCGTATAGCTGAGGCCATCTGTCAGGCATTGAATAACCCAGCTTGCATCTTGGCCTGTGCCCGATGTATCTTGTGCGTCGGCCAGACTAAAGTCCGCATTGACGGCAAGATTATTGGATGTAATCAGATACCAGGTCTGTGTGGTATTATCATAGCCAAGTCCAAAGTTTCTAAACAACAAAATCTGATCAGCAATTGACGATTCAAGGCTGGCCGGAATATCTGTGACCAGTAACGGAATTACGGACACAGGTATTGCTCCTGTGGGCACAAAATTATTGAGTGTAACTGGGCCGGTTCCGTTGTCAAAGTTGCCCTGACCCTGATTGGTACCATTCAAAACAATAATGCTTGGACTGGCCCAGATGGTCAGTGTTTCGTCTGCACGAACCGGAGTTCCTAGTTTGAGTCTATTGTTGGCATCAAAATAGTAGCCAGCAGGTGCAGCAAACTTTACCAGGCTACCTACTTGAATATATTTTGTGTTGTTGCTAGAAAAGGTGCCAATCGGAACAGGACCACCAGTGGCATTTACAAAATAGCCAGTGGTTTCATTGGCCATTGTGGTACTTTGATTCCAAGTGATGTTGAGTACCGCCAGGTTTGGTCTTGGAAAATTTGCATAATAGAATTGCGTAAAACCGTTGGTAATTAACAGTGGTTGTATCTGGTTGGTGATTACGCTAGCAATGTCATTGCGATTCAACCACGAGAATACAAACGTGGGCAGTTGATTTTGTTCCCACAAGGCACCGTCGGATCCAAAAATATTGGTTGAACTGTATTTGCCTGTGTTGTCCACCAGGTCAAGATATCGACTGGTACCAATGCTGGCACGATTCAGGGCCTTGCTTTTGATAATTGAGTTGTACAAGGTAAACGGAAAGTTGTTGTAGTCTTCACCGTTGACCATGCGATTTTGTGTGTAGTATCTAGCAGGGGCACGTTGCTTGATTTCGTCTAGAGTTTCTCTGGCCTGCGCATTGCTGACAGGAGTGGTGATGCCACAGGTGAATGTGATTGTTTGCAACTGACCAGTTCTGCTGATGTAGCTGATTGGCAAGACTACACTCTGCATTTCTTCAGGATTGATAATGTATTGCAGGCCGTTGGATGCACGAACATAAGCACGGAACAGTCCCACTGGAATAGCAGAAAACACACCATCACCGAATGTCAAAGTGATCTGATCGTTGGTTCTTGATGTTGTGGAAAACAATTTGCGTTGATCAGGTGTTAACTGTTCTGCTGCCGCAGCAAAAACTGATTCTACATATTGCCACTGGCTTACAACAGTACCCACATTGTCCAACTGGAACACCCAGCGGTCTTCATTGTTAACCCCTTCAATGTTGATGTTGACTGTGCGATTACTGATTCGTTCTGCCAGATTAAAATCTTGACTTTGCAACACACCTTGTTTGAAATAAAAGAAATAGCCAGTATTGGCTGCTGCAAATCCCAGCGAGTCGCTGCGGAACAGGATATTAAAAATGCCGTTGGCCACAGGGGCAGGCTCGTAGATGTAGTCTTGGCCCACGGATGTAGAATTTACTGCTTCAAACGGCATGTTGACGCCGTCCACAGTAACATTGTATGGCAACACAGGCAAGAATCCTGGAACCAGGTTGATAGCATATTCAGATGTGTTTACACCCACAATGTCTTGACGATTGCCTGGACGACCCACACGTTGAGTGTCCACTAGAGCAGCGTTTAAAATGGCTGTGAATTGTTCTGCCCAGTTGAAATTGGTAGGATCGTTCCAGTTGATAGTAACGTTGGCTAGGTCAATCCCGTTGAAGTCTGTGACATTTTCAGTGGTCTGCACTGAAAATACTTTGAGGTAACCTTGAGCAGCCGTATTTCTTTTGGCAGTGTAACTCACTAGGTTGGCCAGGCGCACCACTGAGTCTCTACGCTCAGCCGTGTCTATGTAATTTTCACGGGTGTTCAGATCGTTACGGAAGGCCATTGCCTGACCCATGAATGCAACAACGTCTAGTAATGCAATAAATTCTGAACTTTCAATGTAGTCATTGAATGTTTCAGGATAGTACTGTCGAAGATAATCTACAAAACTTTTTCGCAAAGTTTCAAAGTCGTAGCTTTGAAAGTCAGCTTCTCTAAAGGTCTGATAGATGCGTTTCCAGTCTTCAACGCCAAATACAACTGTTTGTCTAGTGGTGCGTGCCATGATATTCCGTTAATATGTTATTTACCGATAAAGTAAACGGCTACTTTTATACAAACGAAGCTCTGCGCTGTTGTTGATCAAAGAATACACTCAGCAACTGTGCATCTGCACCAGCCACTAGTTGTATCTCCAGTTCAATCAACACACCGTTTTCCTGTGGGTACACTTGTACATCATTTAGATAAATTCTAGGATCGCCGCCGGCTACTCTTTGTACTTCACGCAGAATATTGGCCATGGTAGTTTGATCCTGGCTTTCAAACAAAAAACTCCAGAGTGTGGTTCCGTATGACGGGCGGCCAGGCAATTGCCCTTGCCAGACATTGAATGCGTTCAGTAGGTCGCGCTTGATTAATTCGCCGTCTACCAGCGTGAATTTTTTAAATTGATTCTGTGTGTTAAATCCAATGAATGTGGCCATACAGATATTTAGCTGGTGCCTGGAGGTGCAAAATCTGGCACAGATATCTTGCTGTTGCCAATGACTTTTTTCACTGCTTCATTCAAATTAGATCGATTCACAGTGTTGGTAAATCCTTTGGCCACTTGTACCCCTGATTCTAATGGGTTGCCGCCGGAATCTCCAAAACCGCCAAATCCACCAAATCCACCAAATCCACCAAATCCACCACTTAGTAATCCACCAATGCCACCACCACTTAGTAATTCACCAATACCACCACCACCACTTAGTAGTCCACCAATGCCACCACCACTTAGTAGTCCACCAATGCCACCACCACTTAGTAGTCCACTAAATGACTGTGCAAATTCTGCTGATTTGGCAAAATTGGTCATATCGCCGACTATTCCACTAATGCCACCACCACTTAGTAGTCCACCAATGCCACCACCACTTAGTAGTCCACCAATGCCACCACCAATGCCACCACCACTAACTAAACTGCTTATTCCGCTACCTATTCCACCGTCACTTACTAGTGACCCCAATGATCCCAACGATCCTATTGACGGTGCGGTTTTGAGCCATTCTGTTGCATTGCCTAGGCCAAATTTTGTAGAGATGTTCAACAACGGACCCAGTTGCGATGCTGCTTCTGTGCCGCTGATTACTCCTATTTGTTTGAGTTGGTCAAAGTTCACATTCATTAGTCCTTGTTGTACTGTGGTTTGCAAACGTTCGTTGCCTAGTACAGAAGTTAAATCTGTAGCGCCTAACTTGCCCGTCCAACTGGTAGGGCTCGACAAGATGCTTGTAAATTTGCTGGGATCCAGGTTGATTTGTTCAGCCAGCCCTGGTTTGATCAAGCCTGACAATTGCAACTGATCAGCATTAAGGCCAAACTTACCAAGCCCTTTGAAATCAGTGATTGCTGACGCTGCTTGTCCAACTGACACACCAGTTTGTGCTATTAGACCTTGTATTTGTGTAGTATCAATTGTGCCAATGCTCTGTTGACCTATGGTTGTTTTGATAAAGTCACTTACTCCTATTGGATTAGGAATGGGTAATCCTCTTAGGTCTGGAAGATTAATTATATTACCTAGTTGTAGGGCCTGTGCAAATGATGCTGGTCCTATTTGCGCTATAGCCGATGACAAGCCACCTGTGGCTTGTGTAACTGCATTCACTAGACCGCCCACCGGGATTCCTACTAATCCGCCGGTGTTGATTTGTTGATCAAATACTGCTTTAGCCTGCTCCACAGTGGCACCCGATGGACCGTCTACATCATATACTTCACCGTTTGGTCCTGTGAATGAAAATTTACTCATGATTTTCTAACTATGCCCCAGCTGGAAGGAACTGGTTCAGCGTCTGGCGGTGGAGTAGGAGTTCCTTCAGTTAAACTCACGCTGACAGCTACACCCTGATTATGGTACGGATACGGTTCATGTGTTGGGGCGCGAGTAACAATACTTGTTAGTCCATTGGGTTTTACTTGCCAGCCGGTGGAATTATTAAAGGTAGTATCATCCAAGATTGTTTTAGGATACAGTTTAGGGGTTTTCACTGACGTTGCTGGTAACCCGTTGAGATCTATCCTTGCTGCACTAAATCTCAACGATGTGCCACCAGATATTGATGCAGTTGTTTTACCTTGCAAAGCCAATGATCCGTTAGCTTTTATTCCTACTGTGGACTGACCATAAATGACCATGGCTTCTTGGCTGGCTATGTTCATGGTAGTCACAGCACCAATATTAGTGGCTGCATTTGATTTCAGATTGATATTGCCACCAGCAAACATATTGATATCTTTGTCAGCATGTAAATTGATAGTTCCTTGAGTTCTTACGTTTACACTGTTGGTTGAAAAAATATCTACTGTGCCTTCGGACCCTAGTTCAATCCAGGTTTGTCCATTGGAATGAATGAACTGAAAAAAGTTTTCAGAATCATTCATCATGATCTGATGACCCTTGGCAGTTCGTAGTCTAAGCAAGGCATTGTTGCCGTCTAGATCGCCATCATCCATGACCAGTGTGTGCCCACCTTTGCGGCCTATCACTTTAACATCTTGCGGTTTGAGAGATCCAGAATTAAGTTGTTTTCGTATGGTATTGGGGTCTGCACCACTCTGATAGATAGGCTGGCCGGGTGTGCTAATTCCATACACTGTGCTAGGGCTTTCTCGTTGTGCATTTGAAATAATAGGACCACGTTCAGGATCTTTGTTCAGTCCTTGCTGAAAAAATATAGCTGCTTGAAAACTATGCACAGGCTTGGGTTGATCAAAGAATCGTGGATTTTTGTTAATTTCTTTGTTGGCAGAGTTGATTTCGGTAACAGGCAACTGAGGTGCATTGGCAAAATATTCTGCTTGTGACTTGTTTTGTGTGACATACTCACCTGACTTGGCAGCGCCAATGGCTGGCAGCATATGATTCAAGCTGTCTTCAATTATTGACCCAATATAGTAACCTTTGTCAGGATCACCTTCAACAAAAAAACACATAACAGATGTACCAATATCCGGTGGAGTAAACCACATGCCGTAACTTTGTTGATTTCCAGGGTATGTGCCTACACCTGCACTGGTGCTGGTTTTTTCTGTGGCTCCATAGAAGGGTGACAAATATCTTACCCAACGCCAGGTTTCAGGATTGGTGCTGGGTCGACCGCTGGCAAACTGTTCAATGAAAACCTGCAAGCGACCAGTTCGTGTAAGGTCCACAGTGTTTACAATACGACCAACAAATGGCCCCATTTCTGCAGGTGTGCCACCACGATCAAATTTATAATTGGGTGCGCTGCCCGATTGTTGGGTATTATTTTGTGCCATAAGTGTCCTTTAGGTTCCTTGATCGTCGTTTACTACACCTTGAGACGGATTCGGCGATAGATCGAATCCGCCAAGTCTGTTTTCTCCAGGTTTTCCAGAAAGAACAGGTGGCGGTTGAAATTCTGTGTTTGGAATATCTGCACCATCTACACTGGCAGGTTTTGCCGGCACTGGTTGTGCTCCTGAAACTGATGTGATAGAAACTGGCGTAGGTGCAGGCGATGTGTATTCTGTAACAGCCTGCAACGCCCGAGCAGAACCTGCTTGCAACACTTTTGATGTTGATTGTATTATTTGGTTGACAGGCGATACATTATTGGTTGCCGCTATTATGCCGGCGATCCCTGAGGTTTTTGCTGTGGTTGTTGGCGGAGTAGTGTTTCTTCCAGCATCAGCTGCTTTGGTAGAAAAAGTATTTTCTACCCGAGCCCCTTCAAGTTCCTGAGTAAATTTTCCTCCACGAAATATACTTTTGCTGGTAGTGGCCATGTATGTGACAGTTTGTTGCGCCAGTCCTGGTTTGCCCTGGATGCGATCTGCAAAATTATTATTTTTTCCTGTGTCCATGATTCCTGTGCTGAGATCATAGTCCCTGGGCCGATTCCATGCAAATTCAAAGTATGCGCCCGATGCACTTACATTTATAGTGCCATCAGCTTCAAAAGGTGCTGAGACAAACTTTCCTGGTTGCATGGCCTTGGGAGAAGGAATCCAGGCAGGATCTCCTACGATTACCAATCTAATGTCGGCCTGATCAGCTGAATATAGATAATCGGCTGCATTGGCACCGGGCTCGAATGTCTTGCTATCACCGCCTTGACGTGCCTGACCGCTGGCTGGCATTGGTCGTTTTTTTGAAAGTGATTCGCTATTTTGTCCAGTTTGTGATGATTGCGTAGCAGAGGCTATCGAAACATCACTGGTGATAGCCTGTGTCCATAAGTGGTTGAATGCCTGTTCAAATTGCAATACCTGAGTGTTTTGTCCAGTAAACCAATAGTTATAAACCTTATGCACTCCTCTGAATTCTCCACTTTCAAAATATTCACTGATCACTGGCGTTTGAAACGGCGATATGGTATAAATCATTTTGTACGCAAAATCGTTTTGTTTTGAATCATATTTCAATTGCTGTGCTTCACAACTGATATCAAACCAGGCAAATCTCTGAGGCGGGCCATTATCGTTCCAGGTGTAGGTATCTGGATTCCAGGTAACTTTTTGTTGAGCAGTAATATAACTGCTGCTGCGTAACACTGTGTCAATAAATTGCACAATCTGTTGTCCTGCTGTGGCAGACTTTTGACGCACAGTAGTGTTAATGCTTTGTTTTTCACTCAGCAGTTGATCTGCTGCTGTTGCTGTAGCTGAACCGCCTACTAGGCTTTTGTCGAAATAGTCGCCTGGAGGAACAAGGCTGGCATTTTCTAGTATGGGATCAGCAAATTTAATTTCATAAACGTCTGGTATAAATCCACTGCGTTTGGCCTGCTCTGCATAGTAAGCATTTAGTGCCGCACATAGACCGCTGCCAAGTGTGGTAGCACCAGGTTTAGGCGCTGCATCGGCCTTGGGAGGGGCACCAACACCGCCAACTGCATTTTCGCCTGGTTTGGTTTGTGGTACGTTGTCAGTTGCTGATATTATTCGAGGGATTGCGTTAGTAGCCATATTATTGTCCGGCCTCTAAAAGTGCTTGTGCTCGTTGTTGAGGATCTTGTACAGTGTTACTGCCCGGTGGCGATGATTCTATAGGAACACCAAGTCTGGTTTCGTCTCCTGCTGCCTGGCTTGCTGTTTGTTGTATCACAGTACCAACCAATATGTCCTTGACTGTGCTGCCTTGGAACTGAAAATTCTGTGGTATGCTGCCACGATTGGTACTTTTGCCAGTGATATCGCCAGGGCTTGCTCCTTTGATGGTGTATTCAACCAACTTGTTTGCCACTCGAAATTCAAGTTCAGTGATAATAAAAGGCACAAACTTTTCAATTGCTGCACGATTATCTGTGCTGCCAGTTTTTCGTGCAATAGGTTGTACAAGATTGCCATTGATGTCGTAGCCATAAAATCTTATGGCCATACAATATTGTGCCGCTGCGTAGTTTACAGGAGTTCCTGGCTTGGTTATATTTTTAGTTTCATATAAATCTCTAACAGCTTTTATTAAATTGCTCAACAGTGTGATTCCATTGGGCTCAGTTACTGTAAAACTCAAGTCCGTAAGTTTTGCTGCACCGCCGCTGCCTATAGAGCTGCCATACGCAGTGGTGAGTTCAAAATTGTCAAGATAATAATCCAACGGAAAGAACGGACTGCGACCAGTGCCCACACTGGTTGCACCGGTAGGTGTCTGTGTTGTAACACCTGCGCCACCACTTTGTGCCAACAAATAGTAGCCATTTAATGTTTTCTTTGGAGATTTCATTAGTGCGGTGTATGTGTCAGGATCCATTAAATACCAACTTAGACTATATGTATAGCTGGCATACTGATCTAGTACATTGTCTTGTGCCACAATGGCATTGGAGGCACCGCCATACAATTCATCCAGTCTATTACGAACCGCTGCGGTGCCGTTGACACCAGCAGCATCATCGCTACGAGCTCCTACCCCGCCTTGTTTAGCGTTGTTTACAGGAGTGGCTCCGGGCACTGCTCCTGAACCTTGTAATTGATTGAATTCTGCTCGCTGCGCAGGATCCAGGAATGTAGAAGATGGCGGAGATGGTAACGGGCCGCTTGCCGGAGGAGAAGATGTGGATTGACTATTGTTGTATGTAACCGTGGTTGCATCAGTGCCCGAGTCAACATCTCCTGTTTCTGTGGTCGGTGGTGGGTCAGCATTGGTTGGACCTGCTGTGGTTTTTTCAACTATTCTGCCATCAAACGTTTCAACCTGCTGAGGAGGAACAGGATTGCTTGAACTGGCACGGTCGTCCCGTGCAGTTTGTGCGGCTCTGGTGGTATCGGCTGAACTACTGGGTGGATTTATTCCAGCGGTAAGAGATTCAAATGAAGGTATATCGTCAGGTGAAATAAGATTGAAATTGATACCAGCCGGGGCATTGATGGCTCTGCCAACTTGCAATCCAGTCCGTATTTCTGCTATAGAAATTGCAGTGCGATATGCTTGCCGATCTTGGATAGAAGAATTCCAAGATTGATAAAATGCTGCTAGAAACTGCGAGATCTGATCCTGAGTGGCCATGCTTAGAATCCTAACACGCTGCGTAATGTGGTAATTTTTGGCAGATAAATTTGTACACCGGCCTTAAAGTCCAGGGGAGGTGCAGTCAGAGTATTGGGATTGCGTTGATAAAACACCCACCACAACTCTGGTGTGTCGTACAAGTCAAATGCCAGGAGATCTGGTCTATACTGATACGTGGTGTTGATCAGCATGACACGATCATCAGTTTCTTTGGGAATGGGACGATTGGTCATGGTGTCCAGAAAGAACTGACTATAGCCAGTGGCATAGTATGCGCTGGTTGAATCATAAGTGGCCATTACCAGAACCCTCCTTTGATTAGATCACCGTTGGCAAATCCCTTGACACTGAACTGTTGGCTGACCTGCGATCTAGTTTGTATTGGCAACAATACCAAGCTGATTTCAAGTTTTGTGGGCACATAGGTTGGTTCATTTTTTCCCAGGGTGGCCGGAGCGTCTGGACTGGACATTGCTCCTTTGCTTATGCCTTGACTGGAGAAAAGATTTGCCAGTCGATTGACTGCACTGGAGATAGGATTTGTGGGCAAGTCTTGTCGGTCTCTGCGTGACAACAGATTGGTTCCGTTGACATTGGTACTTCTGGCCCGTATATAATCAACATCGGCTGGCAGGCTGTATTGAAAACTGCTGACCACACAAGGATGCGCTGAAAACTGATACTGCCCCAAGCCTGTCAAGAACACCAAAGGAGGTGGTGCACCTCGTTCTGCATCTTGCCCATAGAACATTTTTGTCACTGATCTAAAAAAGTGTATCACTGCCAACATGTAATCTGCTTCAGCAGAATCTTGTGCTGTGAATGTGGCTGACATATTTACTGCATCAGTATAGCTTGACTGGTAGAAATAGCCCTTGTAGTTTGAGTGAGTGAGTGCGTATGGGGAATACTCAGCCTTGTAGTTGATCTCAATCTTGGGTGTGTAGGGAAATATTACTCCACCTGTTTTGGCCAAAGGAGCCAGTATTCCTGGAGGACTTGCATTGTACAAATAGGTGGCACTGGGAGCCAGGCTGAGTCTAACACGCCAGTCCCCGTTGTTGGTCATCTTGCGTTGTGCTTCCAGCGTGGCTTGACGCTGTGCCAACAGAGTGCCTGCCTGTTGTTTGGCAGCCGCTGCTATGGCCTGATCATTGGTGAAAGTGCCCAGACTGGGCAAGGCCACATTGGTGTTGGGTGGGATCAACTCTGGAAATATATCTACAGGAGTAGCAGAGGTTGTGGGTTGTGCTGCTGCAAGTTGTCTGGCATCTTCTTGATCTTGAAGGCTTTGATCGTTTGCTGCATCAACAGGGTCGGCAGCACTGGCTGCATTGGCTTCTGCAGCGGCTTCGGCAAGAGCAGCGTCACGGGCTTCGGCCTGCTGTTGCGGATCTAGAAATGTGTTCACTGGCGTTGCAGCCTGTGCTGCTACTGCTGCATCAACTCCTGCAAATTCATCAAATGGCGGAATCACAACTGCTGGCGGTGCAACAAATGGTTCAGCGTCAATGGTAAAGGTAGAAGTGTATCTGCCAGTGGCATCAACCACTGTGTTGGTAAAACTGCTGATTATTACAACATCGCCGCCCAGTGATGCGGCCACTTGAGCCCGTGCACCAGCTTCGGCCAGATCCTGAGCGGTGTTGGCATCTGAGGCAGTGACTGTGGATGAGAATGTAGACATAGTGATTCCTATATCTTATTTACCCAAAAAATAAACCACTCAGTTTATAAAGGTTGACAAAGTGGCAAAATATGTTATACTAAGTAATATTTTAAGGACCTGTCTTAATGGCAATCATCGCAAGGACCACACCAAAAACCAATTATCTCAACAACAGAGACATTCTCAAAGAGATTCATTCCAGCAAAAAAAACTACTGTGCCTATAGAGATCCTGATCTAGATCACCAGTGCGATATTATTCTGCCAAGTCTGAGCAAGATCAATCAAAAAACCATAGCGGAAGCCCGTAGAAATCGTGCTGATCGTATCAAACGTGAAACTGGTGAGATACTTGATCCAAAAAAAATACCCAACACAGACATTGTGTTTCGAATCATGACCTGGGAACACGTACCCATGGCACCCAAGAAAATCACCAAGGCCGAAGCAAAAAAGCGCAGCAAACTAGAAGATTTATTAGAGATAGACGAAGTGGTCGAAGATCCGCTAGCTGATCTGATTGATGCACCAATGTTGGATCCCACACATATTCGAGTGAACTTTCCTCCGTTTTTTCACTATCGTATAGACGACGCCAAGGTGCCGTTCCTGGTGGGCAAGAGCCACTGGAAAGGCGATCTTGAAACCGGAGAGTTTTCCAAGGATCACGGTGACATGACTAGAAAATTGGCCATGATGTTCATGAAACTGTGTGAACGTTATGCCACAAGATCAAACTGGAGAGGATACACCTACAATGAAGAAATGCGTGGACAAGCCTTGTTACAACTCAGTCAAATCGGACTGCAATTTGATGAATCAAAATCGCAGAATCCTTTTGCGTATTATACTGCCGCTATTACCAATAGCTTTACTCGTATCCTGAACATTGAAAAGAAAAGTCAAAACATTCGTGATGATATTCTAGAGATGAACGGACTCAACCCTAGCTGGACGCGACAGAATTCTGGCAAGCACTCAATGGCAGCCCTGAGCGGTCCGGTTACAATTACAACTTACAGTGTAGACGAATGAATCACATGGCAAAAGTTTTTTGCACTGCACCCTGGACAGGATTGACTGTTCGAGAAGATGGTCATGTTCGAACTTGCTGTGTTGGCGGCACTTCGCTAGGGAATCTTAATGAGACCGGCATCCAGGAGATATTAAAATCTCAGTCGCTCAAAGAGATACAACAAAATATGTTATCCGGTAAACCTGACCAAAAAAATTGTCAAACTTGTATTGAGTCTGAAACTCAGTCAGGGCTAGCTACTCTTAAAGAACACTACAATTTATTCTATCCTGATTTTGTTGAAGATCAACTGAATCTAAAATGTTTGGATATAAGGTGGAACAACGCCTGTAATCTTGGATGTGTGTATTGTAATCCCACTTTCAGCAGCGTATGGCAAGATCGGCTCAACATCAAACGCAGTTTGGTGATCAAGCCGTACCAAGACGATCTACTGCAATGGATATTGAGCCGGAGTACAGAGATAGATGAGATTATGTTAGTAGGTGGTGAACCCATGTTGATGAAACAAAACTACAAATTGATTGATAATTTATCTGACCAATGCAAAATCAGCATCATAACCAATCTCAGTTACAAATTGTCCGAGCTGCCATGCACGCCACGATTATTGAGCAGACCTAGATCAAACACCAAGTGGAATGTGAGTTTAGAAAACACTGGTGCAAAATTTGAATATGTTCGAAATATGGGCAAGTGGTCTCTAATTGAAGACAACTTACAATATCTGGTGCAACATTGGCCCGACACAGTCTCTATCAATTTTGTCTATAGTATGTTTAGTGCATTTGACATTGTAGAAACTATAAAAACTTTTCATCAGGCTGGAATCAAAAAAATCAACATGTTTCCGATTATCGACAACTATAGCATGGATGTGTTTAACATGCCAGAGTCTATTCGCAAAAAAGCCGCATACGAGCTCAAGGCAGCCAGTGAATGGCATTTTGAAAACTTACATCCCGAAGATAGAGATTTTTATCCTATACAAGGAATAGATGCCACATTCAATCGATTGACCAAATCCAAGGAACCAGCATTAGTCACTTTGAAAATGTTCAATGATCAAATAATCCAGTATGATCAATACAATCATCAAAAATTTCAAGATCTTTGGCCCAATATACTCGACTTAGTAGAAGAATACCTGTAAACTGTATTAATGACAAATCTATTTCGCAAAGCTGCGGTCTTCACGGACATACATTTTGGACTCAAGAGCAACAGCACTCAACACAATGAGGACTGCCTGAACTTTGTGAAGTGGGCCACGGCCAAGGCCATGGAACAAGGTTGCGAAACCTGCATGTTTCTGGGTGACTGGCACAACAACCGTGCCAGTCTCAACATTGTCACACTCAACTACAGCCTACAAGCACTGGAGCACATGAATGCTAATTTTCAACGTGTGTATTTTATTCCTGGTAACCACGATTTATATTATCGCGATAAACGTGACATTCAAAGCGTGGAGTGGGCAAAGCACCTCCCTAATGTGGAAATCTGCAATGATTGGGTTAGCCACGGTAATGTCACTATTGCCCCTTGGCTATGTGGAGATGATCATAAACGCATACCCAAACTAACGGGCAAGTACATGTTTGGGCACTTTGAGCTGCCCGGTTACTTGATGAATGCACAAATTGAAATGCCCGATCATGGCGAAGTGCAACGGGAACACTTCACCGGCTTTGAACATGTGTTCACTGGACACTTTCACAAGCGGCAGACCAAAAAGAACATTACCTACATTGGCAATTGTTTTCCGCACAACTATGCAGATGCCGGCGACGATGATCGCGGCATGATGATTCTAGAATGGGACAAGGAGCCCGAGTTCCATGCCTGGCCAGATCAGCCCAGATATCGTGTGTTTGGTCTCAGCAACATCATTGACAATGCTGCCACTATCCTGGCGCCAGGCATGCATGTGCGTGTGCAGTTAGACATTGAGATTTCATACGAAGAAGCCAACTTTATCAAAGAAACGTTTATCAAAGACTACGGACTTAGAGAGATGGCTCTGATACCCAACAAGTCTAGTTCGGTAGACACCGACATGTCGCCTGGTGAGATCAAGTTTGAATCAGTGGATCAAATTGTCACAGACCAGATTACCAACATTGAATCCGAATTCTACGATAACAAACTGCTGTTGAAGATTTATCAAAACTTATGATATCAATAAAAAATCTCACTGTTCGAAACTTCATGAGTGTGGGGGCTGCCACACAGGCCATCAACTTTGACCGCAAAGACATTACCCTGGTGCTGGGCGAAAATCTTGACCTAGGCGGCGACGGATCACGCAACGGCACAGGCAAGACCACAATTATCAATGCACTCAGCTATGCCTTGTATGGTAATGCTCTGTCAAACATCCGCAAGGATAATCTGGTCAACAAGACCAACGGCAAAAACATGTTGGTCAGCCTGGAGTTTGCAGTCAACGGTGCAGAGTATAGAATTGAGCGCGGTCGCAAACCCAACGTACTGAAATTCTATGTGAACAACGAAGCCACTGTGGCCACAGACGAAGCACAAGGTGATTCCAGAGAAACTCAAGACGCTGTGGAACGTATCATGAACATGAGTCACGACATGTTCAAACATGTTGTGGCTCTCAATACCTACACTGAACCGTTCCTGGGTCTAAAAGCCAATGATCAACGAACCATTATTGAACAGTTGTTGGGCATTACCCTGCTGAGTGAACGTGCTGATGCAATCAAGGAACTGGCCAGAGGCACCAAGGATGCTGTATCTCAAGAAGAATTTAGAATCAGAGCAGTAGTTGAAGCCAACAGTCGTATTGCAGAACAGATTGAAAGTCTCCGGCGTCGACGAGTGTTATGGCAAAAAAAGCAAGACAGCGATCTTGAATATCTTGCCACACAGTATGCTGACCTAACACAGATCAACATTGAAGCTGAATTGCTGGCACATCGAGATCTTGCTGTCTACAGTCAACAAAAGACAGCGCAGGATGCTCACACTGCCTTGGTGGCTAGATCTACAGCCTGGAGACAAAAACAATTTCGAGATGTGGCTGAATTTCGAGCCAACTATGATCTACTAAGTCACATTGACATTGAGGCCGAACTGGCAGCGCACACTGCTCTGACTGCTTACACACACCAGTCCAAGAACACAGCAGATCTTGAAAAGCTGATTGCTCGTTGCAAGTCTGATGAGATTCGAGAGCAAACCTCTATTGCCAAACTAGCTGCAGAGATTGCTGAACTAGAAGCACACAAATGCTATGCTTGTGGACAAGAGTTCCACGACGGAAGTCACGAAGCAGTACTGGAAGCCAAACGCAAGACCCTGCAAGAAGCTGAACTACAGATCTTGGCCACAAACAGTCAGCTGATCGAACACGCCGCAGCACTGTCTGCACTAGGCGTGTTAGGTGCAAAGCCTGTTACACACTACCGTACTGAAGCAGAAGCTATTAGACATTCAAGCGAGTTGGAAAATATTCAAAAGCAAATTGATACCAAACTTTTGGAACTTGATCCTTATGCTGAACAGATTTTGGAATACACTGAGGTTGTGCTGGGTGCTCAACCAGTTACTCATTACGACACCGAAGCCAAGGCCGTCACACACATGAGTCAGGTTGCTAATCTGTTGCAACAGATCACAACCAAGACAGCCGAATCTGATCCTTACACTGATCAGATCGACGACATGACAGATCAGGCTCTGCAGATTGTGAGTTATGATGCACTAAACGATCTCAATCGACTGCAAGAGCATCAGGACTTCCTGCTTAAACTGCTGACCAGCAAGGACAGTTTTGTTCGCAAAAAGATTATTGATCAGAATCTAAGTTATCTCAACGCAAGGCTCACGCACTATCTGGATCGCATTGGGTTGCCGCACACTGTGAAGTTTCAAAACGATCTCAGTGTCAGCATTGAAGAACTGGGTCGTGAACTGGACTTTGACAATCTCAGCAGAGGTGAACGCACCAGACTGATCTTGAGTTTAAACTTTGCATTCCGCGACGTTTGGGAAAGCCTGTACTCACCAATCAACCTGTTGTTTGTAGATGAACTGATTGACAATGGCCTGGACACAGCAGGTGTAGAGAATGCGCTGGCCCTGCTCAAACGCATGAGTCGTGAACGCCACAAGAGTATCTGGCTTGTGAGTCATAGAGATGAACTGAGTGGACGAGTAGAAAACATCCTCAAGGTTGTGAAGGAAAACGGATTCACAAACTACAACACCGAGGTTGAACTTGCGTAGTATTCAAGTCCTACATTTGGAACCCACGGACGTGTGTCAGGCCGCCTGTGCCCTGTGTGCCAGAGAAACTGATCTCAACTTCCGCAAGGATCGTCAGCATCATCTCACAGTGTCAAAGATTCTTGAACACTTCACTGACGAACAAATTGCACAACTTGACAAGATGTTCATGTGCGGTGTATATGGTGATCCAGCAGCTGGAAAACACACTCTGGACATTTACAATTATTTTAGAAATTTAAACCCTAACATTACATTGGGTATAAACAGCAACGGTGGCCTGCAAACCACACTATGGTGGCATGCCCTGGGCACTATGTTTAACCAGCCCCAGGATTATGCGGTGTTTAGCATTGACGGTTTAGAAAGCACAAACGAAGTGTATCGAAAGAATGTCAAGTGGTCTAAGCTAATGCAAAACGCACAAGCGTTTATAGAAGCTGGGGGCTCTGCACACTGGGATATGCTAGTGTACAAGCACAATCAACATCAAGTTGATGAGTGCGAACAACTTGCTCGCAACATGGGATTCAAATGGTTTCGTGCCAAGATTAGCCGCCGTGGATTCACAGATAGACTTGAAGCACCTGTAGGATGGCATCTTCCTCAAGTGATTTCTGCCCAAATCAATTGTCATGCACTCCAAGAGCAAAGCGCATACATTGATGCGCAAGGTAATATGAGTCCTTGCTGTTGGTTGGGTTCTAGACAACGAGATTTTGTCACAGATTTTGACAGTGTGCAAAGTTCCTGGAATAGTCCGCAGCCCAATATTGTTTGTGTAGACACATGCGGATCCAAAGATGGCGGCTCTAGTTTTAGTAACCAATGGCAAAGAGAGACTGAACTGCATGTTTAATTTTGATACCATTGACGAGTATCAGTTGGAAATTACAACTTACTGCAATGCTGCTTGTCCTCAATGTCCACGAAACTCACTTGGGCACGGACTCAATCCGTTTATGCCGCTGGATCATCTTGACAGAATGGTAATTGACACAGCATTCACTGACGAGTTGTGTCAACGATTGAGACAAGTGTTCTTTTGTGGCAGCTACGGTGATCCAATCATGCATCCAGACTTCCTGGGTATACTTAGAGATTTTAGAAGAAAAAATCCTACCTTGTGGTTGTATATCCATACCAATGGAGGAGTGCATGAGCCAGCGTACTGGACAGAGATAGCACAAATCATGAACGGGTATGGACAAATTGATTTTGGCATCGACGGCCTGGAAGATACTTTACATCTGTATAGAAAGAATGTAAAATATCACAAAGTCATTGAAAATGCTCAAGCCTATATAAATGCCGGCGGTAGAGCGCAGTGGAATTTTATTGTGTTCAAACACAACGAACATCAAGTTGAGGCTGCAAAGCAACTGGCACACGACATGGGATTTTTTAATATACTGATACGTAAAACGGGAAGATTTTTAAATCATGACACTCTGGAAGAACTGTCTGAGTGGCCTGTATCAAACAGTAGCCAGGTGCTAGAGCCTCCAGAAAATTCTGAATACAGAAACCGTAGTATGATGTTCCTGCCCATGCTCAAGAGTGAATACAAAAATATCAAAGACTATTTTGATACAACTGAGATAAAATGTGATTCCTTACTAGGTAAAAAAGTTGTGATTACAGCACAAGGTGTCGTGCTACCTTGCAATTTTTTCAATCACAATTTGTACGATGCTAGGTTCCGCAATAATTCGTTGCCAGGTGCAAACGCCTTGAGCCAGGTCAATGGCAAGAATCAAGTTCGTGAATTTTTAGAAAAATACGGATTAGATAATTTGAGCATACAACATCATTCACTTGATGCTATTTTTAACAATGCGTTCTGGAATGATCTGGTGAGCAGTTGGAACAATAAAAATAGGCTGTTTGAATGCGCAATGACTTGCGGGTCAAAATTGCAAAAAGTATGGGATCAAGGAGGATCCGTTAGATGAACACATTGATCACAGGTGGCAACAAAGGGCTAGGGTTGTATCTAGCAACTGCATTGAATGCACAAAGCATCAGCAGAGCAAACGGCTGGGATATCACCAAAGATGTTGAAAAAATTGCTGCCCACAGCATAGACTACGATGTGTTTATCAACAATGCATTTGACGGTCCTCCGCAAGAATCCTGGGCAAATTTTGCACAGTCACAGGTGTACTTTGCAGTGTATGATGCGTGGAAAACTGCTGGCAAGACAGGACATATTTTCAACATCGGCAGCTCGGGCAACAAGACCGTTGTTGCACCTGAGCCCAGATTTGAAACCTACAGAGTAGCCAAAGCTGCCTTGTCGCATGCCAGCAAGCAAGGTACACAGGCATTTAAACAAAATCAAGTGGGATTCAAAACCACACTAATAACACTGGATAGACTGGATACTGAGTTGACTCGTAGCCGCGCATCCTGGACAGGCAACGGAATCAATCTAAACGACATAAGCAATTTTATAAAATACGCTATCACTGTGGATTCAAACACAGTGCTAGAAGAGGCAACTTTTTACTGCAATCTCAACCACAAGGCATAACTATACTGCAAAGGTAATACAACAAATTTTCGCATGACATGGCACTATCAAAACACTCCAGTTGAGACACTGCCCGAAGAATGCATAGGATTTGTTTACCTGATCACCAATAATCTTTCTGGTCGCAAGTACATAGGCAAAAAACTAGCTAAATTTTCAAAAACCACATACAAAACAGTCAAGCAAAAAAACGGCATCAAGAAAAAAAAGAAAATTAGAACCAAAATTGACAGTGATTGGCGCGACTACTACGGTTCAAGCGAAAATCTTACTGTTGACGTAAACACCCTAGGCACCGAAAACTTCACCAGAGAAATACTTTACTATTGCACTTCAAAAGCACAATGTTCATACATTGAAGCTAGAGAACAGTTCAATCGCAAGGTATTGGAATCCGCAGATTATTACAATGGCCATATCTCAGTCAGAGTACATGGCTCACACATCATAAACAAAATTTAAGGCAACACAAACGACACTGTGCCGAATGTTTGGTTCGGCTCCATTGAGGAACGGTGAGATACCCGGTCTGGACTTGGACGTCAAAGGCAATTGCTAACTTAAGGCAACAAATGGTTTGGGCTCTGTGAAGAAGATACACCCCATGCTTATAGGACTTGGATCTTGATCGGGTTACTAGGGTTCCGTTGATATGTGAAGCTTGAGTAGGGGGTACCGGTCAACCGCCTCCGTGTAGAAAACTACAATCTCATTATTATAGATGACTGCTGTCACTCGGATGATGCTTTCAATTCACCGTGCATAC